GGCCATCAGGAGATGAAACGGACCTGCCTGTGGCTGAAGAATCTCCCCTATTTACAGCCGACCTGCCTGGTCTGGCCACGGGAGCAAAAGGTATGGCACAACACGAAGGGGGAACGACGCCGAGGGCAGGACCGCAGTCGGAGCTATCCAGGAATCGCCCTGGCCATGAGTACCCAATGGGGGTAACGACCATACACCCGGGCGGGGCTTGTCTCCCCGCTCAGGGAAGGAGTGAGACGGTGGCACCCTATGTCCCTTACGGCGATGACCTGCTGGCCCTGCTCTGGGAGGCAGACCAGTTGTGCGCGATCTGTGAAGAAAGGTTATGGACCCAGTGTGGGCGCTGGCACCGGGCGCTGCTGTGTCCTGACTGTGCCGATGATGAACCTGAACCGGAGGAGGCATAAACCATGACCACCCGTCGTGCTTTTTTAGCCGCCACGCTGGCGTCCCCGATACTGACGCTCACGCTGCCCGCAGGGGCAGTCTCGCGGCCGCCTCTAGGCGGCGGAGAGGCCGAGATGCTCGGCTCCGTAGCGGCGGAGCTAGGAGCCCTAGACGGCGTGGTTGCCGTGCTGGAGCTGTCCGAAGAGAGCCGCGCGGCGCTGTCCCCGGACCAGGCAGAGGCCCTCAGTGAGGCGCTCTTGTATGCCCTCAAATATGATCAGACCATTAGTTGGCAGGCAGCAGCCTGTGTGGCTGCCGTGCCGTTTTCTGCCGCACTCGTAGGCGCCCGGCTGGCGGGATTACTCGACCTCTTGCACGCGCGCCTTGAGAGCCGGGCGCGCACGCTCCATATCTAGCCAGAAAGGAGACGCTGTGGACACACCAGGAGCTCCGAGTTTACTCTTGGCACTGCTCGGGCACTCGCCCGAAGCGTTTGCGGCTGTAGACGGTGAGGCCCAGCAGTTGCTGCTTGCCCTCCTCTATGATCTGTGGAATCGCGATGAGGAGGTAGAGGCGTTGTGGCTGGACGTGCTCCAAAGTACGCAGCCCCAAGACGCCCTGCAGCAGATTTGGGCGCGCTTGCAGACTCAGATCCGGGCCGCCGCGGCGCGTTTGGAGGGGAAAAGGCCATGATCGAACAGCACTTTTATTGGCAGTTGTTCTCCATATACCTCGCCTTACTCGGGGTGCCAGTGCTGCTGGTGCTGCCGGTGGTGGGCCTCGCGTTGCTGGGTCGCGGGGCCTGCGGGGCCTGCGGGGCCTGGGCTAGGAGGCAGAAGCCATGACGTGGGAAGAGCGCTTAGCCCAGGAAGGCTATGTGATCCGTGAGCGGTTCGCCAGCCGTGCCCCGAGTCCGGCCCTCCGCCCAAAGGATGCTGAGGCCGCCGAGACCATGCCCGAAGGCACGCTGCTGGCGGAGGTCCGGGCCCTGGCCAAACGCTACGGCTGGAACGGTGTGTATCATACGCATGATAGCCGCAAGTCAGAGCCGGGATTCCCGGATATTGTGATTTGCAATGGCCATTCATTGCTACTAAAAGAGCTAAAGACAAATACTGGCAAGCTCACGATGGACCAGCAGCGCTGGCTGTCCCTGCTGCAGCACTGTAACACGATTGAGGCAGGCGTGTGGCGTCCCCGCGACCTCGCCCAGATCGAGCAACGCCTGCGGAAAGGACGCTAATGCCCCGCTATCTTGATGAACCCTTCGCCTTAGAGCTGGCGCAATTGGAGCAGGCGAGGAAGCTACTCAGAGAGTTAGCCGCACGGCCCGGACCGTTGCCGCCGTACTGGCGTAGCCGCTGCGCCCGCCTGGCGCTGACGCTGACGTCCCTGCGCCGGGATCTGGCCCGGCATGCCCGGCACAGGGAAGGCACTGGGGAGGGCTCCACTTAGGGCTAAGCGCCATCCAGCGTGACTTTGCGCACGAGTTTGCGTGACGCTGGATGGGCTTTGAGCTTTTCCAAAAGCCACTCCGGGATCAGTTCCTGTAACTCTTTACGTTCGGCGTGGGTCACTTCACGGAGGGCTTCCCGCATCACCGGCGGGATAGGAATTTGTAACATATACCCCCATGTTTTACGCTTGGTTGCCATTCTTGACCTTCCTTCCAATCTGGTTTACAACGCCCGGCATGTCCCGCTGGTTCCTGTGGGTCTCCAGGATGCCTCACCTGAAGAAGCATACAAAATTAGCTTTATTTTTACAAATATCATATCATTAATATTGGCATTGTCAATAATGCTCTCGTGTCATCCTCTCACCTGCGAAGGACACCTCATGAGTGAGCCCCACGAACCAGACGAACCTGTCTCAACCCCTGTTCCGCTCGCCGTCCCTGACGTGAACGCCCCCATGGTCGACTGGGCGCAGTACTATGCCAGCCTGGGGTGGCCGGTGTTTCCATGCCGTGGCAAAGCGCCGCTCACGGAGCACGGCTTCCGCGACGCCACCACAGATCCCTTTCAGATTGCCACGTGGTGGGAACAGCAGTTTCCAGGGGCGAATATCGGCATCCCGTGCGGCCAGGACTTCTGGGCGCTCGATGTCGACCCCAGGCTGGGCGGTGACAACAGCCTGTTTCAGTTGGAGCGCCAGCATGGCCTGTTGCCACATACGTTGCTGTCACATACGGGAGGAGGAGGGAATCACTATCTTTGGAAACTGCCAGACGGGCGAGTAGTCATCAATAAGGCAAAAATAGGCGATGGCCTCGACGTCCAGGGGTCTGGCTCCTATATCATCGTGCCACCCTCCATCCACCCGGAGACGGGAACGGCCTATTGCTGGGACCTGATGGACGGACCAGACGACATCATGCCGCAGGACGCGCCAGAGTGGTTACTGGCTCTGGTCACGACGGTACAGACTACGACCCCATCGGCTACCCAGTCCGCTACCTCACCTTCCCCATTACCGCCCGTGAATGCGCCTATCTTGCAGGGCAAGCGCAATGACACCCTGTATACCTATGGCACAGGCTTTGCGCGGGCTGGTGCGTCCTATGAGATGATTCTGGCCGCACTCACCGAAGCCAATAAGCGCTGCCACCCACCCCTGGACGGCGCCGAAGTGGCACGCACCGCACGCAGCGCCAGCGCATCACGACGTGCGATGTTGCTGGTGTCACCACCAGGAGTGCCAGCAAGCAGTAACGGCACAGGACCAAGCCAGGGGGCGTCACAGTGGGGCACGCTGCCCGCCTCCGCCTATACGCCTATGACCTTTACGGATGCTGCAGAGATTTGGGACAAGCCATATAACCCGCCGCAGTGGTTAGTTGATGGCCTCATTCCTGAAGGGCTTACGTATCTTGTCGGTTCACAAAAATCAGGCAAGACGTATCTCAGTTACAGTCTGGCATTAACCCTTGCGACCTCGCTTGTGACGCATCAGCGCTGGCTGGACTTTTATGCCCTCGAGATGGATGGACCGGTCGTCTTTCTTGCCCTTGAAGACACGGAGCAACAATTCTGGTACCGCATTCATCAGCTCATGCCCTTTCTGCAAACCTTTCCAAAAGATCGCCTCTTTTTCCGCTATGATCCGAGCGCCCCCAGTCTTGGCGAAGGCTTAGCTGACCATCTCTATCACGATATCGTGAAAGTCTATCAGCCTGCTCTGTTGGTGATTGATCCTATATCCTACGTCTCCGGTGTGAGCCAGAACAAGAAATACACCCTCGATATGTTTACGGAATTTCGCCGGGCTATGCTGCCAGTTCGGGCCATGGCAGCAGAGGAGCATTTTGCCCTGCTCGGTTCTGAGCATCGCCGCAAACAGAGTGCCGACGATGTCGATATTTTCGAAACCCAGCAAGGGACCAATGCCAAAGGGGCTATCGCCGATGCCACGCTGGTGATTGTGCGAGAACGCGACGATATCACGCTGAGAGCACGGTTGCGTAATGGCGGAGAACAAACCATCACCATCACCTTTAGTTTTGATGAACGTCAGCGGGCGACTCTGGCCTATAAAGGGGCGCATGACGGCAATCTGGACCCACGCAATCATAGTGAATTAACCATGAAAGCTCGGGAAATCTTGGCGGCGATGAAAGTACCTATGTCCGTTGCGGAATTATTGGCTGCTACTGGCATTCCTGATAGTCGGCAAGCACGCCAGGCGATGTTTCAGGTGATGTACCGGGCCTGCCGGGAAGGCGTGGCGCAAAGAACTAACCGTGGCATGTACGTCTGGACCGGTGGAAATTGATGGAGACGTGTTGACAAAAAAAACAGTGTTGACAAGAAAAACAGTGTTGACAGTGTTGACATTTTTTAGTACAAAGAGACTAGAAAAAAGTAAAATAGTAATATGCCGGAAATGTCAACACTGTCAACGCTGTATACACATCTATAAAATAGCGTGTTGACAGGGTTTTTATTCATTTTTTCAATTACTTAAGGCCAATGTCAACGCTGTAAACAGGTGGTCTTATGCGCGCGTGAAGACGTCTTCACATGTGAAGACTTATATATATAAGACGGGAGAAGAGGATGAATCGGCGACACAATGAAAAAATTAAAGTAAAGGATAAATAAATGTACTTATCACAGTGGGGAGAACCACCGACTATCAACTGGGATATCGCCAAGGGCACACCGCCCCCAGGGCAACAGTCCTTGCTGTAAGGCACGACAACAAAATCCTTGCATCCCAGTATTGAGGATATTACAATCATTGTCGATATTGCTGGCCCACCGTGGGCCGCAAGCATCGCCAAACCGACGAACCGACGAACCGCGTTCACCGAAAGGACATTCCCATGGTACAGTTTGTCTACAACCCGCCTTCTTTCAACGACGTCTCCAGTCTCACGCCGGGCTGGCATCCGGCCTTCCTCCTCGACATTGAAGACATCGAAACGCCGCTCCATTTCAAGTCGCACGAGAAGTATCCACGCTCGCGCCGCTGGCGTCTGGCGGTCTGGGAAACCGACCTCTTGATTGACCAGCAAGTGACGCCCGAACGCCAGAGCGCCCTGAGTTCAAGTGCGTTTGCACCGGCGTACACCCGCACCGATGGCCAGCACGTCCAGGCCGCCAAGGCCTACAAATGGACCGAGGCGTTACTGGGGCGCCAAATCGTGCCTGGAGAAGTGATCGACCTCTCAGCCCTCATGCCGCTGGCGTGTCGCGTCGAGGTCGAGCGCAAAAACGAATACGCCAATATTACGGCCATCTCCCGCTATCCTGAACTGGCGTCGAAGCTGACACCCGGCCTGCGGCAATACCTGGCCGAGTTCCTCGGAACGTTTAGCGACCAGACGAACCAAGCACCGCGCTATCAGAGCCCTCCTGTAGCCCAGGCAGCGACACCGACAGCGCCGCCGCCGGTCCAGCCCGGCCTGCAAAGCTGGGGCACGCCCGGCCCCCGGACCACGCCTGCCCCGGCATCACCCGCAGCACCTGCTGGGCCGAACACGCCACGCTGGTAGGAAGGAGACCACGATGGCCAGAGATATGGAACAAGATTTCTACGTCGTGCAGGTGCCCCGTACTGATCCAGAATGGGCCGCCATGTGGCAAAAAATTCCGCGTTACCTCGATGGAATGAGCTTCGAGTATCGTGGGACGTTCCAGCGTACCGATGGCTCCTATGCTCATGACTTTGAGACGGCGAGCACACACAGTTGGGGCTCATACGTGGTTCCAGCTTCAGCGTCCTGGCAGCCAGGGATCAGCCAGCGCTTGACGGAGGAGGTATCTCCTAGCGCAGAGTTAGAGCCAGAGTTGGAGGCAGAGTTTGTGGAGCTGATGACGGCATCCTGGCCAGATGTGCTAGAGGTTTTGGCGTGTAAGGGGCACAAACCGGCGGAACGCGGACACTATCTATGTGAGACCTGCTTGGATGCGATGACTGATGACGTCGTCATGGTGGCAGGGCGGCAGCAGGCGCAGTGCGCGGTGTGTCGGCGTGCGGGGACCGGAGGGCAAATATGAACGAGATCGAGTCCAAAAATCCGTGCCCCTTGAAGGTGGGCGACACCTTTACCATGGCAGGCAGCTATCAGCGGCGGAGCTGGTGGCAATGGCTGACCCGCCAGCCGCAGCGGCTTGTGGTCTATCAGGTGAGGGGGGCAGTGGGGCATGATCCATCGCCGAGTGCTCCGAGCCCCCCCCGCTGTGAGAGACCAGGAGGAGGATGACTCATTGCGCGTCCGCCTGTCTACGGAACCCGATGGCTCGATTTGTCTCGAGTCAGGCTATGACCAGGTCTTTGTGCAGCAACTGAAGCTGGCGCTTCCCCTCGGGGGGCGTCAGTGGGTCCCAGAGAGGCGGCGCTGGCTGGTTTCGGCGCTGTATGCGCCTGAACTGCTGGCCTTCCTAGCGTCGTGGGGGGCACGGGTGCAGGACGACCGCGACAGCGGCACCCCCGTGGCGGTGCCGCCGGCCATGCCGGAGGAGCTCAGGCTCGCCTTCGACGCCCTGTTCCTGAGTTACACCGCGCCCCTGTGTGTGGCGGAGGCGAGTTATAAAGCTCTGGCGAAATACTGGCACCCCGACAAAGGGGGCACCGCAGAGGATTTTCACGGCATAGGTGATGCGATTGGCGTGATACGCCGTTATCTTGATGGGAGTCACGATGACACAGCCGACCCTCAACCGTAAAAAGATGCTGTCAGCCTGGGACGATGCCCGGCAAGCCCGCTACCGGGCGGCGCATCCGGAGGAGACCCTGACCTTGACGTTTCTCCTTGATGCCTCGCCGTCCATGCAGGGCCAGCCTGCCTGCGACCTGCGTCGGAGCTTTAACCTGTATATGTGCTGGTTGCAGCGGCAGGCGCCCCCCCTATCGATGGCTGCCGTGCGCTGCTTTTCTTCGTACCTGGACCCGTACAGCGCCGTGCCCCTTGGCCAGCTAACGCCCTTGGATGAACGCACCTACGATCCCTCGAGTGGCGATGGCACAGCGCTCTACCGTGCCATCGGCGAGACCTGTAGCGCCATCGCCACCGGTCGCAGTCGTGGGCAGCAGGTCCTGGTGGTTTTTACGGATGGTCTCGACAACAGCAGTCCATGCTATGGTTGGAGTCTGGAGAACACCCGTGACGTGTTGAGCGGGCTCCTCAGGAGAGAGGGCTGGCTGGCCGTTTTCCTGGGAGCCTTTCCGCAGGCCTTAGAGATGGGGCTCCGTCTGGGATTCCACGAGGGCAACTGTCTCCTGTTATCCACCGACCAGATTCCCGAGGCGTTTCGCCGCTTAACGGCAGCGACGGAGCGCTATATAGCGGCAGGGCCACATCAGCGCAAGCTGCTGGCACAGACGGGGGTGTTTTGATGCGACGCCTTGACACGGAAGCCCGGCAACGTCTGCTCACAGCGTCTGCCACGCTCGAATATTGCGAGAGCCTGAGTAATCAGGGGCTCGCCGAACTCCTCTATGACAGCATCGTCGTCGAGTTGCCGGTACTCACCGCGGAGTTTGCGCTCCTCTCGACGATTGTGGATCGGCTGCGGGAAAGCCCCTGATGCTGAGGTGGCTTTTCGCCGCGTGCAGTCTCTGCGTCATCGCGATGGCATGCTGGCGTATACAGGGCCGCACCACGGACCACGCCACCGCGCTGCCCCAGTCAGGGGAATACTGGTGTCTCAAGGTCTTGTGGGGGGCAGACGACCCGTTTACCCCGGCGCACCTCTATAGCCCCGTCCGTATCGTGGAAGTCAAAGAGGGGTGGGTCCGGTCGCGAGATGTGCTCGGGATGGAAGACCGCATGCCCATCACGGATTTAACGGACGTCCGAGCCCGCTGTCTTGTCCAAAACGCCGTACGGCAACCCCGCGTGCGCTGAGAACGGCACGCACCCACGAGGAGAGCCATGCCCATGCACGCGATGGTGTGCGGTGGTGCCGGCCTGCCCCCGTCACCGGCGGCGCTCGCCTGGCTGCATGGGCACGTACGGGCTTTCGCCCTGCGCCGGCTTATTCTCGGTGGAGCAGTCCGCTGTAATAGCACGGTTGAGGCGTGGGCCAACGACGCAGGGATCCCTACGGAGCCTATCCCTACGGACTGGCACCAAGGGCGGGCGCAGGGAGCAATCCGTGCCGCCCAGTACCTGCGACTGCTGCACCGCTATATGCGTGGTCACCTCTGCCTGCTCGCCCTCCCAGGTGGGGAGGGGACCGCCTACGTGGTGGCTCAGGCCGAGCGTCTGGGCCTCCCGGTGTATGTCTATACAGAAAGGAATGCTATGTCTCAGATGACAGAGGGCGAAAGCCCGATCCCGATGCTCGAGGATGACATTGCCGAGGTGCCCGTCCCTGCAACCCTCGCCAAAACGCTCCAGGATGCCCCAGGACAGGCGATCCCGCCGCCGCCCTGGGGGGAACACGAGGCACTCCTGCAGGGCTTCCTGAGCCATTTACTGGGCAGATTGAATACGGAGGTCCTGAGCAATTCCAGAGATGTGTTAAAAACCCTCGACGCGATCCTGGTGAGCATGCAAGGCTGGATGACAGCACGGGAGCAGAGTCCGGTGCAGATCGTCGAAGGCGTGGCGAAGGTGCTCAGCACGACCGGGCTCCAGCTCCGTCAGGACCCGTATACCGCGACCGTCAAAGCGATGAGCCCGGAAGGATACGCCGTGGAAATCTTTATCGCGAAACAGGACACCGGCGACCTCATTACGTCGCTGACCCTGCTGATGGAGTGGTTGGTAAAATCAGCCTACAAGCCGCTCTAGGACCCTAGGACCCTAGGACCCTAGGACCCTAGGACCCTAGGACCCTAGGACCCTAGGACCCTAGGACGTGTCGACAGACGCACCCAGGGGGGATCGTGGCTCCTAGACGTTTCTCTCGACGAAAAACGAGGCATTTTTGAGAGGGGTCTTGCATGCAACCGATTGCGCTAGAATTTTCGGAAGGGCACTATGTCCATCGCCAGATCCGTCGTGAGGGCATGCTGGCCATCTATGAACAGCGTCACAAAGATGCAGATGTCAGGCGGTATGAAGTGGTCCGCCTGCATATCCAACGCGCGCGAACGTGGCCCAATGGCCAGACAACGCCCGAGCAAGAGGTGTATCCGTCGCCGTCTGCATGGGGGAGCGCTGGCTGGACCTGCTTCACGCTGCTCGAAGCCGAGGCCCTGTTCGCCGACCTCCAGAAGGAGACTCCCGCATGACCCGGTCTGCGCCCCACCCGCGCGCCTCCCCCCGCGCGCGCCACCTCCCCCCGGTCGCCCGTCCGGCGCCGGTCCCGCCAGCGCCCTGGCACCAAGAGCGCCAACCCTGCACCTGCTCCGCCCGCCAGCGCTCCGCTGCCCCCTGTCGTGCCTGCGTGAGTTGGGATCGTGGGCAGGTGCTCCTGCTGGACGGTGGGAGTATGACCACAACACAGTGGGCGATGCTCCACGCATGCACCGCGGAGGTGACGCCACCCCCTGACGGCTCTGGCTGCGCTGGCAGCTCAGAGGACTCTACGTGATCCAGGTCCTGCTGGCTGGCACGCTGCTGGCACGCTGGCTGGCACGCTGCTGGTCAGCACCACACCGGGGCGTTAATCCCCCCCCTCGCGATGCCGCACCTTGCCGGCGGTGATACGGTACAGGGCCTGCACGTCGCTGTCCTGGAGATACTGCGTGTAGAGGCGCACGTCATCCACCTTGCCGCTGCCGTTGACCACATGGGCGGGCTTATTCCAGCGGCCCGCCTCAAAGGGCGTGGTCTGGGTCGCCGTGGGCACGCTAAAGGTACTGGTCGAGGTCTGGAGCTGGCCATTCACCCAGATTTTGGCCTGACCGGGGGTGTTGCCATCTGCCCCCACCGCGATGTGCATCCAATTCCCGATATACGGAGCCAGATTGAAGTAGATCGAGCCGCCGCCCGTGTGCGTGCTATCATCCCACGCGCCATACTGCCAGTAGAGGTAGCCATCACTGCAGGGGGCACAGACGCCGAACAGATTGGGCGTCGGGCTCGCGGTACCCAGGCTCATGGCGCCCCCCGTCTGCACCAGGCTCCAGAACACGAGGGTCACTGGTTGGTTGGCGGGCCAGGCAAAGGGCGTCGCCGCGCTCGTTTCGACATGCTCACCGCTCCCGCTGAGCGCCAGCCCTTGGGGACCGACACGTGCCCCGACATGGCCAGGGAGTGGGGAACCCGTGAGTGTGCCCGGATGACCATTCGCGGTACTATCCGCCGCCACCGTGCCACTGGCTTCATCCAGTTTCCAGTACAGATAGAGCCCTACTGGGAGGATGTTGATGGGCTGGCCGCCCATCTCCCAGGCGCCCAGGTCAGGACTGGTCCCGGCGGGTTGGGGCCGTGTCTGCCCACTAAAATCGGTCCCTACGACCGACGTCAAATCCACCCCCTTGCCCAGGGCGGGAGAGGTATTTTGCAATTGGAACGAGGCGGCGGTAATGCCCGCCGCCGCTAAATCACTATCTGGAATCGTGGTGCCTGGACCCGTGGCAACAAACTGTGGGTCACTATAGACGATACAGCCCCCGGCACTGCACAGGTTCGTGTCGATGGTATCCCCACTTTGTCCCGTCCCCATCGTGATCACATCCGACACGGAGCCATTGGAGAGATTATTCCAGCAGAGATTGTTGCGGATGGTATTGCCACTGCCGCCAGAGAGGAGCGCAATACACTGCTCGTTATTGCCACGGGTCCGCACGATGGTATTGTGATAAATAAAATTATTGGACACCGCGGCGCCGCTACAGGAAATCGCCACGACGCCCCCTTTATGTTGGTCCATGGCCAGCCCGGTCCGGGCGACGATATTGTTGTAAAAAGAGTTGTTGCTCCCCCCGCAGGAGAACAGGACGGCGCCTTGTGTATCATGTAAGTAGTTATTGCGGATGGTGTTGCTGTTGAAGGCGCCATGGTCGGAGTACATGTGCATCGCAAAGCCCGGCACCCGCGCCACTTCGTTATTCTCGATGACGGAATAGCCGCCGGAGAGATACATGCCATAGGTTGCCGTGGCGCCGGACGTCCAATCGGCTCCGAGATCATGGATATAGTTATTGCGAATCGTCGTGTTCTGCTGGTTATAGCCCTGGCCGAGTCCCAGGGTGAACGTCGTAATATCGGCCCCCTGGCCCTTGCCGCCCGAAATATCCAGATCGAGATAGCTGATACCATTCGGGCCATCATATTGCAGCGCATGCCCCACACTCCATTCACTCCCGCCCACGACGCCAAAGGCCTGCCCATATTGATTGCTCGGCAGCAGGAGGGTCAGGCCCTGGAAGGTCAGATAGTTGGCTGGACGCCCGGTGTCCCCCGTGTTTTGGGTCGCGGGGCGCGTCCCGGCATGAATGAGGTTGCCCCCACAGCCACTCCAGGTCGCATTATCGACACTGCTCCAGCCCACCACCGCGGCGCCTTTGGTGGCCGCCTTGATCACGGTTGGATGCGTGGCATCGAGGCCATCCGGGATACTATCCCCCGGAAGACATTCGTTATACGAGCCATTCAGGAGCACGAGCGTATCCCCCTGACCGAGGCACCCCACCCCTTTCACGAGACCGCTCACCGGCGTGCCGCTACTGGTCGCGCCGTTGCAGGGATTGGCGCTGGGAGCATTCGGGGAGGCGTAATAGATCTGCCCTCCCCACCCGGGTGTCTGGAGCAGGACAAGCAGCCCAACTACGAGCAGGAGGCGTCGCATACATGTGCCCTTTCGTGTTTCGTTACTGGAGGATGGCCTCGAAATTCCCAATCACTACCTTGGCCGTGCCGCCCGCCGTGGCAATATTAAAGTCCAGCGAGCAGGGCGCCGTCGGACAGTTCGCGCCGGCGCTGCCGGGCGTCACCGGTTGCAGGATCGGTTGCCCAGTCAGGGTACAGGTCGCAAAGCTCCCATTGCCGCAGGTGCACGGCCCCGTCACCACTGACGTGGCGCTCTGGCCAGTGAGGATGGGCTGAATGGTCAGCGGCGTCGCGCCCTGCACGTCGACTTTACAGGCCAGGGCGAGGATTTTGAGCGGCCGGCGATACATATTGGTCCAGACGGTCGGCGAATCGTTGCCATCCAGGAGGGGCGGCGACGACGACTCGGGATCGCCCACGAACAGCGAGAAGGGGCGCAGCTTCAAGTAGTCTTCGGGCGTCCCGTCCCACAACTTCCATTTGGTCGCAGTGGCGTCATACCACACCGTCTTACAGAGCTTCGGCGCAATGGTCACATCATCCGTGAGATCGAATTGATTGGCTGCCGCCGAGCCGCTATCCAGTGTCCCCAGGACGACGGGAGAGGTAGGACCCACGTTGCACATATTTTTGATCGTGCCATCCGAGAGCCCGCCGGAGGCCAACCCGGTAATGCGGCAACTGGTGACCCCACAGGTAATCCCCAGAATCGTGACCGCCCCAAAGGCGGGGGGACCCGTCGGGTTCCAGTCGTTCGTGGTCGCGCTGGAGAGGGTGACGGCGAGACGACCGGGGAAGGCGAACTGGCCGCTCGCCTTGACGACGGTCGGGTTGGGATAGGAGCTCCCGAGATCCCCTCCCGCCGCGCCGCTCGGCGGCCCCCCCGAGCCCGTGGGAATGTCGGCCAATTGGAGGTTCCGACAGGTCCAGGCCGCCGGACCGCCCGACACCGGGCCAGCCATGACACAGTTGGCATTCACGTTGGCTTTGCTCACGGCAAACACGCCGCTGGTCGTAATCGCCGTCGTCGGTGATACGGTGAACTCATTGATGGGCATGGTCACCTGGAGGCTGGTCACGGTGCCGGAGCCGGCGCCGGGCGGAGCGGAGTACTGCGTATTCCAGAAGTCCACCATCGAGGTCTGGCCATTGGTGGTGCTGTCGTCGGTGAGCGTGCCGACGACAAAGCCCGGTGACGGCACGGTGTCGGTCTGATGGCAGCGCCCCCCGATCCCGACCACGACCGCACTGCCGCCTTTGCCGGTCGTCGTCGAGTCAAACACGCACGGCGCCTCGCCACTCAGGACATAGACGGCGCTCAAGGCCGTGCCAGCATTGGCATTGACGACGAACAGGGGGATGTTGGTATCGCTGGACGTGGCCACCACCAGCTTGGCGCGGCCCCCAGCGCCACCAGGCTGCTTTTTTGCCAGGAAATTCAACGCGGTCCCTGTGGTCGTGTCATTGGGCAACGAGCTAAAGGACGTATTACTTTTCTGGGCCGAGCAGACGGGTGCCAGACCCAGCATGGCCAGAAGCAGCGACAAGCATACCCATCGTGGGATAGACATACGCATCTCCTAATGGAAGAAAGGAAAGAATTGCCCATGGGCTGACAGCGCCACGGGCGCTGCCCCCAGCGCCGGCACGGGCGGGAGCAGGTCGGGGACCCCGCGTATCTCTTGCGCGTAGAGGCCTGCCACATCGGCGTCGGTGAGCAAGCGGCCAAACACCATGTAGCTATCGCCGCTGCCAATCTGGATATTGCCCCCATCGCTGCGGGCGCCCAGACTCCAGGCTTGATTGGGCATGGTCCCGAGCGTGTCATTTTGGATCGGCGTCAACGCGGCCGGCACGCCATTCAACCAGATATGCATATCCGCCAGATTTTGTGTGCCGCCGTACGTGACGCAGAGGTGATACCACGTCTGCAAGGCCAGCGTGGCACTGGTGCGCGTCGTGATCGCCAGATTGGCGCTATCGCGCACGTCAAATTCAAGCACCTGACTGGTAATCATGTGCACGGTCACCCCCTTATCGACGCTGCCCCCATCCGTGATCACGGTATCCCAGCCGGATTGGCCCGTCGCAAACAGCGTCCACAGGCACAGGCCCACGGGCAGGGTGCCGGTGGTATACCCCGAATTCACGGGGGTGACGACATAGTCATCGCTGCCATCAAAATTGATCTGGGCATAGCCCCCCAGGTGCGTGCTCGGCCCCCAGCCACTGGTGCTGCTATAGCCCATGTTCGTGAGCGTGCCATGATCCAGCGTGCCGGGTACCAGGTCATAGAGCCGTGTGCCGCCGACACTCAAGGGCACCGCACGCCACCAGTGTTGGAGGCCCCGCAGCAGGGGATGACTCATGTTCGGCTGGAGCGGTGCCCACCCGCCCCCCGGCCATTGCGGCAACGCCGGGAGCGGCAGGAGCAGCCAGAAGAGCAGGGTGAGGATGAGATAGCGTTGCATACTATTGTTGCTCTGGAGGTACGGGTGTGAAGGCGCAGCTTGACGTATTGGCGACGTTCTGCGTCGGCAGCGTTGTCGCGTTCCAGACCGCAGGAATGAAGTAGCGCGTGGGAATCCAGGCCATCCCGGACGCGGTCATCGTCGTATTGGTCGCCGTCTGATCAACCACCGTGGTCCCGACCAGCTTCAAGTCACGGCGCTTATCGGCACTGGCCAGAGCGGCATTGGTGGTGCCCAGCGCGCCGTCGGTGTACGTGCCATCGCTCCACGCGACATACACTTCCACCTGCGCGCCCGCGACATTGGTCCCCGTGAGGGTGAAGGAGCAGGCCCACATCCATTGGGCAGGGGTACTCCCAGTCCCCATATCATGCCTATCGCCCGACTTGCCAGCCAGGGTGCCCACATTCTGCAGCGCCATCACGTGGGTACAGCCGCTGTCGCACCAGGTCACGGGCGTGCCTCTGGACGCATACTGTTTGGACGGAGCCGCGATGAGCGTGGCAGGCAGGAGCAGACACAGAAGCAGCGCCAGACATTTTTTCATGGTCTTTTCCCCGTCAGCGCATAATACACGTAAGTAAGCCTAGGAGAGTGCATCATTAATTCGTGCTCGCTATGAGCTGAAGGCTGCTGGTGTCAGCACTGTAAAGTAAGCCAATGATTACTTCGTGGGCCGTATCAAGCGGGCACGTCGTTGGCCCCGTGACCGCTGCGCTGTTGACGATATTGGCCGCATAGGCGATGGTCTGCGCCGCCACCGTGCAGCGCAGCCGCAGCAGGAAGCGATCACCGTCCACCAGCGTGCCCGAGGTGCCCAGCGTCACGGTGCCAGCGGCACCCGACATACTCATCTTGCACTGATTCATCGAGCCATTACGCGCACAGTTATAGGTCGTACTGGAGGCGATGGTCTGCACGCCGGTGTCGACGAGATAGGCATTGGTGTCGACCCCCAGCGTCCCTGTCCCTCCACTCGTTTTCACAAAACCGTTGGTCGTCAGGTTGGCCAGGGCCGCAATCGTCGGCGTCGTGAGAGCAGGACTGGTAGCCTTCACATAGTTACCCGTTCCCGTTACGGCGATCCCCTGGATGACCGTTGCACTGGCCCACTCTGCCGCCTGTCCTGCGCTCGGCGTTCCCGTATTGGAGACATTGCCTCCCCCCACCGTGGCCCAGGTGCCATCGCCGCGCCAAAAGGTGGTAGAAGAGGCGCCCGTCCCCCCGGCCAGATTGGCCGGGGGCAAATTCCCCGTGACGCCGGTAGACAGCGGCAACCCCGTTGCATTGGTCAGCACCGCCGCGCTCGGTGTCCCCAGATTCGGCGTCGTGAGGGTGGGACTGGCGCTTTTGACGTAGCTGCCCGTGCCGGTCACCGTCACGCCTTGAATCGTCGTCACGGTCACCCATTCCGCCGCCTGCCCGGCACTGGGGGTGCCGCTACTCGACACATTGCCCCCCCCTGCGGTAAAACAACTCCCGCCCTTGACGCATAACTCCCCAGGCTCTGCCGGCAGAAAGTGCGCCCAGTTGTTGGGCATACTCGTGGGGGGAAGGAGATAGCCCTTGTGCCCCAGCCGGTCCTGCCACGACAGGTAGTTCCCCAGAGAGGCCGCCTGGAGGTTCGTGGCGATGAGTGTATGGCCGGTGGGATTGATGAGCACATTGCCACTATCCGCGGCCAGCACGCCGCCCTGGTTGTATTGCACATCCCCCGTGACCCCGGCCGGGGTCACGCCCGCGCCCCCGCCCCCGCCCCCACCGGTCCCCGTACCGCAGGCCGCGCCCGTATCGACCAGATTGAGGTTGCTATCGAGCTGCACACAGTGGCCCGGAGTGAACGGCCCGAGGCCGGTCATGAGCGCATGCGACGTGCCCACCAGGGTGGTGTCTGGGGGCAGGAGCACCGGCGACGTGGTTTGTGAGTTGTACGTCAGGACCGCCTGTCCTATCCGGGAGGAATACTCGAAGATCCAGACATCTTCGGTCGTCCCCCCGGTCGTCGCGGTGGGCAGTGCGATCCCGGTATGGGCCGTCCAGAAGCTCCCCCAACTCACGGCACGGGCCACGGTGGAATGCGCCCGAAAACGCAGGATCTGACTCGGGCGCACGCTGCCATTCGGATTGTCAATGAGCGTGGCTTGCGCCAAGTCGCTGAGCACGAACACATCACAGGTATCGACATTCACCACGAGCGGCGTCGTGGTGGTGGGCTGTGAACACTGGCGCGGGGTGACGCGCGTCTGGGTCACCTCCTGCACATCCGTGGTCCCGAGGAGCTGTCCCACCGGGGCTGGGCGAGTCGAGACGGCCGCGACCGCGCCTGTCACCGTCGAGACGACCAGACCCGTGGGCAAGGCCCCCAGATTGACCCCCGACGGGAACAGCGGCGAGGGCTGTGCCAGCAGCAGCGCCGGCCCGACGATGGGCGTCGACAGCACGGGTGGTCGGCACAGCGTTGCCCCCGTACTCGATTGCCCATACGCGAGGTCCGTGCTCTGCGTACACTGCGAGCCGATAAACCCGGCAAAGCCCCCGACCCCGTTGGCGGCTTGCAATGTCCCGGCCGGTCCAATCGCGCCGCCTGCCCCTGTCCCGCCACCGCCCGTGGCCGTGGCCGTCGTGACCACGCCACGGGTACCGGTAGGCGGCACACTCCCGTACACGACGGCGGCGTGCGTCTGTGCCGCCATGAGCAGGCAGCAGAGGAGGAGCAGCAGGAAGCGCACCATCAGGGAATTCCCTCAATCGTGACCACCGTGGTATCAGCGGCCGTACTTCTGATACACCACCACGCTTCTCGACCCTCAGTCCCCAGGAGCACTTGCTCGCCAGCGTTGAGCAGGAGCCCGACAGTCGCCGTCGGCGTCCCCTGCGGCTTTGACAGGCACCGCATGGGTGCTAGGCCTTTGTTCCACAGCAGTCGAGTACAAGCAGCCGCATTGACGGTCATCACATCTACAGGGGTTGCACTCACGGGGATGTCACTGCCAGCGCCAACGGTAGAAATCAGGGTCTTGGTCGGAGTACACACTTGAACCGTCTGGGCACTCGCCACCATGGGCACACTGCCACCCCCACGACTGATCCCCCGGAAGTACGGCAGGATCCACCAGGACAGCAGCAGCGGCAGGACCACGAACAGGACAAGGACGGCAACGCCCAGGCGGGCACTGACAGGGTGGAGACGGTGATTGCTCATGATTGTGCTTGCATTCCTCTATTAACGATAATATAATTATTGACGATATTACTCACTCACATGACCTGAGAGGAGGTCGCATATGCATGTAGCCTGGTTTCTGCTGATCTGCATCCTCTGCCTCGTCTTCATGGACGGGCGACAGATACGAAAACTCGTGACCGTCGTGGCCTGCTTGGCCTTTGTAGCGGCCCTGGTCTTGTACGCCGGCCTCCACTTTCTGCCCACGCAGCCGAGTCCAGTGGCCTCCTGGGAAATGCCGCCTCCCACGCAGGGGCATGATTATTCTCAGGAACTCTATGGCGCGCCGCCTGCACAACAACCAGCGACGCCAGCGTTTGATCCCGAGGCTGTGCTCAATGAGCTCTATGGACCAGCGCCAGATAGGCAAAAAGTCCAAAAAGACATCTTTGATACCAAGCCAGAGCCCTCTCCCATAGCACAGCACACCCAGCACAGCCAGCACCGTCGCCGCTAACGCGCTGAGGCCGGCAGTTCCCACGGCGCTACCGGGCTGGGCTGTGTCGTCAGCGGGCGGTAGGCGGCCGCCTCTGGAAACTCCTGGCGAAATTCCGCCGCCGCCCCGCCCAAGGCACCGTAGAGACCGGGGGACATCGGCCCCCCGGCCTGCATCCACTGAAGCAACTGGGGCCTCCAGGTCGGTGACACGAGCATGCGCGCCAGGGCATAACTCCCGGCCTCATGCGCTAACCCCAACCCCATAGCGATGCCTCCCGCATGCGGATGCCCGGCCGCCGCCGCCCCTACGGCCCCTAGGTACGGCAACAGGCGCAGCCCCGTACGCAGCAACCCCTGTTGCCCGCCCTCCGCGTACTGTTGCATAGCCGGCGTCGGCATGGTCACGGGTTCCATACGTCTGGGAACTTTGGCATACTCGGCGATGTCGGCCTGAAGCCGGGCATACTCGTCAGGGGGCAGCCATTTTTCCAGGTTCTTCGACTTCGCCACCACATTGGCCAGCGCATCGGGATTGAACTCCCACTCACCACCTCTTTGCCGGATAATCGGACCACCCCGGCGCAGCATGTCCCCAAGCGCGCGCGCACTTTCCCGTTGTTTCCAGGCTGACAAGGCCGCATCCAGCAAGGGCTTTTCGCCCGGCAACGACTGCGCCAGCGTGTCATGCAGCACGCCATACAGTTCCTTGGCCGCTTCACGGGTTCTCGCATCGCCACTGCGCGTCAGTTTGCCCACATCTTTCATGACATTGTTATACACGTCGCCCGCCTGGGGCTGTGGTCCCAACGCATTGAAGCGCTGCACGAGCTGATCAAGTTGCGGCATATCCCGCAACCTGCTGCCCCACTGCGCCACGGTCTCCTGCACGGGCGTGGGCGAGACGGGTTTGCCGCCAGCAATATCGCTAAAGCGGTTGTAGAGCCGCTCCACCACATTCGCGCCTGGATCATCCCCAATAAAACGCCCCACGCCTTGTACCGGCGGCGCCCCGGTCGGATAGACCGGGCGCTCACGATAGATGCTTTCCACAAAGCCCTGGCGCAAAGCGTCGGTCGTGGGCTCCGAAATATACCCCGCTTTATGAGCAGCATCCGCCAATTCTGGCAACGTTTTGCCAGTCTGGTCATTGATCAACCGGGTAAAGACGCCCTGTTTCCCGACCTCTTTGGGCGCCATGACCTGATACCACGGCGCATCAAGGGATTCCCCCGTCAAGCGCACACCGCCCTGTTGTTCAATGAATTGCTGGAGTTCGGGTGCCGTTCCAGGTGCCGGACCCGGCGGCCGCACGGGCTTCGACGCCCCCGGCCACTGCTGCCCGCCCTGCAAATACGTTGCGCCCTCATCCATCAACCTGGACGAGGCTTCGGCTTCCGTCGTGACTCCCAGCCGCTCCATGACCTGCTGTGCCGGACTGCCCCCTTGCTGGAGCATATCCAGGTCACGACGTACATCAAAGACGTTACGCGGAGGCATCGTCGGCTGATACGTGCCCGGAAGCGCCTCAGCACGGGCCAGAGCTTGCTCGTTGGCGATATTGGCGGCGCCCCGTGCTGCCGCCTCCCGTTCAGCCGCTAGGAGCAGACGGCCGGCCTTGGTCAGGGAGAGCACCCCGGCCCGCCCTAAACGAAAAGCATCCGGGACCACCGGGGCAAGCCCCGCGACAACATCGCCCAGGTCCTTCGGCAGCAGGGTAGGCTCACCAGGCATGAGGCCAAGCGCTTTATTGAGTTGATGGGCGCCGTACGAGCCCAGACCCGCCAGTACTGGTGAGGCTACAGGCGCAAAGGGGCCGGTAGCCATCCCGGCGGCAGCTCCGCCTACGGTTGCCGCAGTTTCCAGGCCGGTGGCCAGCAGGTGTCGTCCACTCATCGCCGTTGGCGCTAAAAACTCCTCAACAGCCCTGTTGATCTCTGCACTCCCCGGTCGGCCCGGCGGTCCCGCTGGAGCTGGCTGCGCTCCCGGCATCGAGTACTGGAGCCCAATCATCGGGGCTGCTTCATACTTCCCTGGTGGGGTCCCTGGCGCGGCAGGCACCTCAGACGGCTGGGCTGGCGGAGGCGTGGGCGTGGGCACCGGAGGTGGCGCTGGCGCTGTTGGAGGCATGCCTGGTTGGGCTGGTTGGGCTGGTTGGGCTGGTTGGGCTGGTTGGGCTGGTCCAAAGAGCTCATCATACACAGCCTCGGGATCAAACGCTTTCGCGACTTGTGCTCCTCCTCCCAGGCTGGCCGCCTGCATGCGGTAACGCCCCAGCACGTTCCCGGCAAAGTTGGGATCACTCCCCCCGTTATAGCGTTGCAGGGCTTGCGGCACATTGCCTTTGGTCTGCGCCAGTAAATCCTTAAAATAGGCAATGCCGGCCGGTGTACTCAGCGTGGGATCAGCCCGCGAGACATCATCTGGAGGTTGCCCATAATCCTGCCCCGTGGGCTTTGTCACCTGAAACAAGCCCACCACGCCTGTCGGGCTCTTCGCCGTTGGCACAAACCGGGATTCCTGATGGGCCAGAGACAGCATCAGCGCCGGATCCATGCCCTGTTTGCGCGATTCATCGATAATCAGTTGGCGTACCTTCCCCGTGGTCCAGCCTGGGGCGTCAGGGTTAAACAGATCGTCAAAGACGGCATTCGCATCGAAGGGCATGTTATTGGATTCCTCTGATGTCGTACCCGCCATTGAACAAGTATTGTTTGAGTTGCTCGCGCGTCAACGGTGGTTGTCCAAGCTGCGCCCGACGTGTCTGCGTCACATTCCACAAGTCATTAAAATTGCTCTGGCTCATGGGGCCTTTGGACGGTGCCGGCCGCTGGTAAGCCCCCGCCTCTACTGGTGTCCGCACGTCAGGCGCGACGGCTTCCCCCCGGACCAGGGGATTGTTCCGATATTGGTCCAAAAATGCCCCACGCCGCTTCTCATAGGTTTCTTCCGCCGCCTTATAGAGTTCCGCACTCTGCGACGCCAGTTGCCGCCGTTGCTCGTCCCCCAGAGTCCCACCACGCGAGAGCGTTTCCCAAAATTTGCCAAAGCGCTGCTCAAGAGAGCCAATTTGCTCGACGGTCGGTTCCCCCGTGAGGCGTGTACTGAGCGGATTGCTCAAATGCACAAAGGCCCGCACCAGGCTCTTATCCGCCGCGTTCCGATTGGTGGCTGCCACCGGACCAACGGACGCCTGCACTTGCCGCATGGCGTCCACCATGGTCGGAAACGGGCCAATATCTTTGACATACTGCTCATGCGCCGCCCTCTCTTCCTCATTGCGGAATTTGATGGCCGCAATATCCCGGATGGGTTCACCGCCCGGCCCTAGCAACGGTTGTGCCGTGCTGGGGACAGTCGGAGCCCCGGCTCCGCCGCCAGAGGGAGGCACATTGGCCCCAGGATACACAGGCTCCCGTTGACGGTATCCGTATATATCCGTCCCATAGCCCGTTTTGCGTAACTCTTCCCGCCGCACCAGCGCCTCTTCCGCCGGCGGCGTCAACCCGCCCCCCACGCTCCCCGGCGCATAGGGCGACGGCGCGCCCGGCGGCAGATACTTATACGTAAACTGAGGCCCGGCCGTGGTGTCGGTCCTGACCAGTTCCCCGGCCTCACGGCGTTCCTTGAAGCGCTCCGTCCAATTCTTAAACTCGTCATTGGCCCGGCCCCAGGCGGCGATCTGTTGCTCCCCCCGCGTCTTGGCGTCCAGGGCTTGCGCCGCCAGCGCCCCGACCATCTGCGGGTTGTACTGGTCCGGCCACTGCTGCGCTCCTGGAATACCCCGTGCGACCGCCACGGCACGGGCTTGCTGCCACGCTGCCGGACGTTCGGCTTCCGGGCGCGACATGACGGAATCCGCGATCTGCGCCATCGCATTGTTGGACGCAATCGCAAAGTCTAACTGGCCCCTTTGCTGCTCCATCAGATGTTTATCCATGGTCATGAAGCGGTCGATAATCGGCCCGACCACCTCCGGATGCCCCTGCATATACATGCGGTCATAGAGCTGCCGCTGGCGCTGCACGTCAGCCATGATGTCACGCTGCGGTGCCGGTTGAGCCTGGGCTTGCGGCTGCGGTGTCGGTTGTCCCTGGGGCTGTGGTGGAGCTTGCGGCTGTGGTGCTGTCTGTGGTGGCGTTGTTGCACGTGGAACACTGGGAGGGGCGGGAGACAGCCCAAGGTCTGCCTGGTAGGGATTGAGCTGTTCAGGAGCTAAACTGGGCTGTGGCCCCGGCTGTGCGCCCGGCACCTGCACCCCGGCCACTGGTTGCTGCGCAGCAGGGGTGGCCGGCATCACGGTACCGCCTGACGCCCCCATGGGAGCATTAGACGGTCCCTGCCCACTGCGATAGGCAAGGAGCTGCTGAAAGGCGCCCTGGGGATCTTGCAGATTACGGTAAGTCTGCATTTTAAGCCCCAGGTCCTGTAACTGGAGATTGCGCAACGCCGCCTGACTTTGGAGGTTCTGCAATTGTGCCACAGTAAGCAGGACCTGGCTGGGATCAGACCCCTGGAATTGAGGAGGGCGGACCTGCAAGCTTATGTCTGGTTGGAGTGGGATAACCCACCTCCTTTCTGCGCTACTTCTCCACCCGCGGCATGAGCGTCAGCGCCGCTTGCCCACTCTGGCGCATCAGCCAGTCTGGCAACCGTTCGTGGATGATTCCCACATGGTACGAATGTTCTGAGTCATACCGCTTGCCGCCTACTCCCTGGTTGCGCACCGGGTACCCATTTTGCAAACAGTAAGAAGTCAGATACCGGCCAAACCGCGCCCACATCGGCTCAGGAAAGACCGACCTCAGGTCGGGATGCAAATACACATACTCGTGGATGGTCAACCACTGTTGCTGCGCTAGGGCCAGCGTGGATTTGGCTTCGGCCTGGGCAGCCCTGGCTTCGGCCTGCACGGCCTGCTGCTGCGCCGCTGCTGCCAGCAAACGGGTATCTTCAATGGCATCAGCCAACTGATGGATCGCTTGCAAATCAGGAAACTGCCCACGCCCCCGCAACGGCAACCGTGGATTCTGTGCCAATCCCGCCATCCAATAGTCCCGCAAGGCCCCTGCACACTCTTCTTGATAGGCCAGTAATTTGTCCCGCACCCCCTCCTGCACTTTTTCCGCAGAAATGCCAGCTAACCAGGCAGGCAGATAATCAATATCGAGCAACACCGTTTTACGCACTCCCCCCTCCGTTTCGATATCGAAACGGAGCGTATGCCGTTGATATAACAAGGAATGCAAGATTTTTTGTGACTGACTTCCCCAGGAAAGACCCAGGCGTACACAGATTTCACGCGGCAGACAATACACCTTCCCCGTGTGTTCATGACGGCAGGTACTAATCTCGTCACCGTGAAAGTCTATCCGTTGCATCGTCATCATCATGACTTCTCCCCTGCCGCTTGCCGCGCGGCCTCATCACGATGCTGTCGTGCACGGGCTGTTCTCTCTAGCATATCCAAGAGTGCGCACAAGTCAGGATACTTATCAGCGACGTTGGGACTCCGTCCCTCACAAGAATGACCAAAGAGGGCAGGGAAAACATGCTGCCACGCCCAAGCCCGAAACCGAACCGCCTCTGGCGTCGTAGACACAAACGCCAGACCATAAAGCCCCGCATCATTTATCATCGCAAAGCACGGGCACCCCCGCACCTCTACAGCCGTCCATACGCCTCGTTCGTCATCGGCAAGTTGAGCCAAAGCCGCCGGCACGTCGCCAAGTCCGAGCACAGTACAGACATCGGCGGCCAACAACCACAAAATGCCATCTGATGTGACTTGCCCTCGGATTGCCTGTTCATTAAACTCAAATGCTATCAGGTCGCTCATTGTGTTTCCCTCTGCGAAACATGGTTAGTCACCTGAGGAGGGCTGGCCCCTGTGGCCGGCCCTTTTATTTCTTACCGTCCCCCAAGGGTGTCGGTTAAGACGACACCATTTTCCTTTATAGCACAGTCCTTTTAAAATCCATACCCCCCACCATACAGGCTCCCATAGCCACCATAACCACCATAGCCATAGGGATTTCTGCCCATGCCTTGAGCATATTGAGATAAAAGATTATAATTTAAATAGCCCTGAAAAGCATTACCAATCCCCTGCAAACCGCCCATCCAGGCATTGGCCGCACCGACGCGCCCCGCGGCCTGGGCTGCCCCGGCTGAGGTCAAATTCGCCGCTTGCTGCCCCGCTATCTGGCCGCCTAATTGACCGGTCGCCCCTAGCGACGTCTGCCCGACACCCGCCAGACCCGCCAACTCGTTAAACTGCATATTCCTGAGCCCACTCTGGGTGGCGAGATTGGTATTATATTGACTCAGGCGCCGCTGTTGATCCGTCTCATTGGCCGTCTGCGCGAGTTCATACTGCCGCTGCGTTTCCCCCAAGGCCCGCTGATAGAGATCGGCATTGGCTTGATAGGCCCGCTGGTAATTCATCTGGTTGCGGTCCAGCGCCCGCGCGTAAGCCGCGCCGTATTCCTGGGACGCCATCTGTTGTCCAAAGTCCTGGGCCGCTTTGAGTTGTCCCCCCGAGACCAGCGTGCCCTGGGCTGCGGCACTACGCTCCAGGGCCTTCTGACCTTGCTGCACGCGGAAGGCATAGCCAGGATCGTCCGAGAGCACTTGCTGCCCGGTCGTCGGCGTAAAGGCATACTGCCCAGGCTGTAACGGTTGAAACTGCGCCGCCTGGCTCCCCGTCATGCCTCCGGCACCGCCACCAGCAGCGCCAGCAGCGCCAGCAGCGCCAGCAGCGCCTCCAGGACCTCCAACTCCCTGACTCAGCCAGGGCGCATTCGGGGTAAAGCTATACGCGGTGGGATCAAGCGTCGGCGTCGCCTGAAAATTCGGATACGTGAGCGGATTCATGGTCAGCGGGATGAGCTGACCCAGGCCGTAGTATCCGGCTTCACGGTACGGTCCCTGATCGGCCCGCTGTTGCTGGTACATCTGCCACAGCGTCTGATTGGCTTGATTGGCCGCCTGGGCTTGAATATTGGCCGCATCCCGTGCCGCAGACGCCGACATGCCGGCGCCAATGAGGCCGCCGATGGCTTGAATGCCCGTCGCAGCCAGCGGGCCGTAGCCGCCCAGCAGGCCGCCTCCACCGCCCAGCAGGCCGCCTCCACCGCCCAGCAGGCCGCCCAAAAATCCCCCACCGCCCGTGGCTGGTGTCAAGGCCCCCATCGTCGCCGCAGTCACGTCTGGTGCCAACGTGCTGATCGGAATGCCCGCCGCCAGTGCCCCGGCCCCGGCCCCGGCCCCGGCCCCGGCTGCCCCGAGGCTGCCCGCCGCGGCTGGAAAGGTCGTCTCTAACCCCAGTTCACCAGCCGCCAGCGCTCCGGCCGCTGGAGCCGCTGGGGCACCCCCCAAGGCCGCATACGCCGCCGGAATGCCATACCCCGCCAGCAACCCCCCGACTCCCACCAGCCCAATCCCGGCCAGCGAGCCCCAGATCGGACCAAGCCCGAACAGCCCGCCCTGGTCGACGGGATACGACACGGACGTCGGACCGCCGGTGCCTGGATCGGTTTGGTAGAGGTTCCAGCCTCTGCCACCCGCATCCGCACTGGCCTGGGTGGGGTGGTAGTAGCTGCCCACCACATTGCCCTGGGCGTCAATCCGCTCCAGGCCGCCGCCGCCACCCTGCGTCTGGCGCACATCGGTACCTGGGGTATACTGCATATCGCGGTACCAATACACTCCAGGGTTCAGCGGGTCAGGCGTGGTGAATTGCCCGCCCGGACCATAGGGATCCGTATTGCTGACCGTCGGCGGCCCCGGCAGGCGCATATAGCCACCCGGCGCCCGGTCATCAACGTAATAATAAAAGCCGCCCAGGTTCGGCGTATACTCCACCGGGCGCACCTGGCCACGGTCGTCTATCCAGTTCCCGCTAGGATCGTAACCGGCCATTATTCACTACCTTATGTCAATCCTTGACGTACTCCACCGTAAGGACGTGGGGGACTGGACGCGCTTCAAGCGCCGTGACTCTGGTTTCCAGATCCCGGATGGCCCGCACCAGGCCCTCGAAAAACTGGGTCGTGCTCACGCTCACCTGCCCCCGGCTAAAGTCCAGCGCCATCATTTGCACGGTCGCTGCCGTGTAGGGAATGGTCTGCGCCACAAACGTCTCCTCAGGGTCAGGGTCGCTGCTCCCACCCCTGCAAAATGCGCTCAATCGTCGCCAGGCACTCGCTCATCGGCATGTCCTGAAGGCGCTTCGGTGCCAGCGCCCACGGCAATACCCCCGGTGCCCGGACCAACGTGCAGCGTGCCTGGTGCGTAACATCTACTTGGAGGTAGAGCGAGCCAGCGCAACCACTACAACTCGCTCCAAGCAGAGACATCAGCACCAGGACACGCCTCATTGAAGCCCTAGAGCCGGTCAGTCGTCGCTAGCACGGCCCACGACACCGCCAACGCCTCTGCCACGGCTCCCGCCCCCGAGGTCTGCCTCGCCTCGATCATGTCTCGTGTATGCATCGTTCTGGGCTCCTGCCCTGGCCACACCTGCTGCGACAACTCTTCCACAGCATGCATCAACGCATCTGCTTCGGTAATCGTCAGATAGCGCTCCGGCCGACAGCCTTGAAAACACGGCATATTCTCAACACAAGCCCAGAGACGACAAATGAGGGGACGTACAACATACACGGTGCATTTACCCTTTTTGAGCAAAGGACAAGCGGTTTGTTTCGCTTCCGCTAACCGTAACGGGCTAGCCCGCTTAATCCGTATCCATTCTAAATAGGACATTCCTAAAGGTCCGCAGCAATCTTGGCATAGTCCTTTACAGGTAATAGATGGCACCTGAGCATAGATCTTTTCAAGGGCTACGCAAGCGTCTGTAAACGTCATCGTGAGGCAATCCCTATATATTCGAACCAGCCACCCAGAAACGCCACCGCCCCCGTATTGGTATCGGCCGGGTCCGTGCCCTCGCGCCGCACCTGAAACACGATGGCATCGTTACCACTAAAAATGTTTGGGCCAAAGGGAAAAAACCGCAAATAGGAGGTATTGGCCGCCGCCGGCGTCCAGGGGGCCTCCGTAAAGGCAAGCCCAAACTGCGGCTGCGTATCCTTAATCAGCACCGCGGTATAGGAGAGTTGCACATTCCCAGCCGCCACAGAGTCCGTCAGAAACAACTTGACCGTCGAGTTCTGGCTAAAGTCCATGCCCAGGGGTGCCGGTACCAGCCAGGAATAGATCGTCGTGGAGCCGTGAGGCCAGCCCGCAATGGCATACGAACTATAGCCAAGGTAGGCAATGCGGGTCGTCTTGGTCGTGTACCATTGCGGCGTGCCCTTCATTTCCTCAATGACAAAGCGCAGTTGTTGCAGTTGCTGGAGGCCAAAGAGCGGTAAGACCTCCGTCCCCACTTCCCCCGGATCAATCCCCAACTGCATGGACGCGAGGAGTTCCCGCTTTTGATACCAGGGCACAACATCCGTTGCCCCGCCTTTCAAGGCCCGCAGCACAAAATGCAGTTGCTGGAGTTCTTGTTCGCCAAAGAGCGGTAAAACCTCCGTCCCCGCATCTCCCGTATCCAGATTAAATTGAAACTGCGCCAGCGTTTCCCGGCTTTGGCGCCAGTTCGACAAATTCTTCAGTTCACTCACCATGGTGCGCAGTTGCAGAACTTCTTGCGCCACATTCTGCGCCAGAATTTCTGACCCCGGCTCCCCAGGGTCCATGCCGCTGTTGCCCTCCGCTACGGTATCCGACACCCCAGAGGGAATCGTGGTCCCATCACTCAAGGGCACTGGGACGATGATATTATCAATCGTCGACATCACCGTATCATTGGCGGCATGAATGCTGATTTTGTACGCCGTGGAGGCCGTGAGCCAGACATCCATAAAGCCACCCGCATCGGCAATGACCGGATTCGTATTGACCCCGGTGCCCGCGGCACTATTGTATGTCGCCAGCGGGGTCGTCGTGCCCGCGTGATAGGAATAAAGACGCCCACTGGCGAGCGGATTCCCATTCGCGTCAAAGAGTTGGAGACGTGGTAAGGCAAGCGCGGCAACAGCCATCTTAAACTAATCCTTTACGATACATAGAAGTTATTTTCTGCGTCTATCGTGCTATACTTCCTTGTGCAGCTAGGGTCTGCAGCCCGACAAGCCAGCACCTGTACTGGTTGCTGCACTCATCCTCTACAGGTTCTAACCAAACAGGAGGTTAGTCATGCCTCAAGTCTCATCTGTCTGCCAATATCTTCCCTGTAGCACACCGTTTCTCGTGACTGCCTATAAACGCCGCATTGGTGTTGGCTTATATTGTTCAGACTACTGCCGTAGTGCTGCACGTCGAGTACCACTGCTGCCTATCCCGTGTGGCTATTGTGGCAGCATCTTTCTGGTTCGTATCACTCTTTTCAAAAACGGTGAAGGAAAATATTGTTCGAAAGCCTGTCGTGTCAAAGGATTGACGCTGCCATTGCCAGAACGTTTTTGGAACAAAGTTATACGATGTTCTCATGAACAAGACTGCATATACTGTTGTTGGACCTGGACTGCTGGCCATGACAAAGCTGGATATCCTACAATCTCGATTACCCATAGCAAACCAGGCCGCGCTTCCCGCGTAGGCTGGGAACTCTGGCACAACCGACCTCTTCCTGCTCATAAACTTGCCGCCCATTACTGTAACAATCCTCGCTGTATCAATCCCCAGCATATCTATCCAGCCACAACCCAAGAAAATGCCGCTGATGCTATACGGGCTGGCACACTTGCCCATGGAAGTACACACCACCATAGCACCCTTACTGAAGAAGATATCCTTCGCATTTTCACTCTTACTGCTCAAGGAGTTTCCCGATATACCATTACTCAGCAAATGCCTGTAAGATATGAAACTGTCTGCCGTATATTACGCCGTGAAGCTTGGCGCCATGTCCCCATCCCTGACGCCCTCCTCACTGCGATCACCAGGAGGCACTAAACGTTTGCAACCTCCATCTCAAGGTAAGCCCCTAATATAGCTCTTGGTACTGGATCACTTATACTCACCTCGTAGATTCTCGACCGACTCCGTCCCAGCCGCCGAAAGTAGGCCCGCTTCAGCCGCTGCCCCTCCTGGCCGAGTGTCGCCCGACGCTCCTCGCTCCAGGTCCCCGTCGCATCATCACTCCAGCGCATCATAAGCTGCGGATCACTCCCCTGCCCCGTGTCGCCCCCGACACCCATCTGACAGTCGACTTGCAGCGTATGATGATGCACCCAGGGCAGATTGGCTGCCCCCTTGCCTTGAAACACATACGGCGCCCGGCGCAGAGCGAGCAGGGGCGCCCCATTATCGTCATACGTCCGCTCATCAAGGATATACACGTTGCCGTTTTCCCAATCACCGACGAGGTGCAGCCCAAAGGCAAACGTATGCGCATTGGCCCGGTGCCGTTCAAACATGCCCGTCTCCGGGTTCAAATAAGCCCTCTCATGCCACAGTCCCGAGGTCAAGTCAAAGACCCACGTCGCATTGCCGGAGGGAAACGTCAACCAGTAAAACTCATGGCCGTCGCGCTGCTCGCCCCACGCCAGCGCATCCTGGAGAAACCCGGCGGTGCCTCCAACCGCTTGGCGATAATAGTTTTGCCAGGCCGCCTCCGTGGCATGCGTGGACACCCGCGCCAACTGGCCATCACGCATCAGAAACACCATGGCATGGCCCTCCTGATTCGCGGACAGCCAGAGATGCGCACTGCTCCCCATCGCCGCAACCGAATGAATCGCGACGATGCCCTGCTCACTAAACCCACCCTGAATGCGCTGGAACGGATTGAGGAGATCCCCGACGTTCATCCAGCGCTCCGTCGTCGTCGCACCAAACAACCAGATTTCCCGCTGCTGCACCAGTAAAGACACCAGCCGGTCGGGAAAGCCATCCACCGAGGCAAAATCTAAGGCATCGAAGTTAATGTTGTTTAAGTCCGTCCAGAAAAACTGATTCGACAGCGGGCGATTAAACAGCAAATAGTGGTCAAGGGTCTGTACCCGATCAGCGCCGGGAAAGTTGGGGTCAATAATCTGCCGAAAGAGATTGGTCTGCAGATTCAAACTATACCCATAATAGCCATCCACGATGACGAGGTAGAGGCCATTATCGGCCATACTCACGGGGCCTTGACTCGTCAGGAAAAACCCACGCTGCACAAGCTCGCCATAGGCCGTCACCTCATACAGGTCATTGCCTGCCGCAATAAAACACCGGTCGAGGGTGTCCGCATGCGTCGTGTACAGGCCATTGCCGCGAATGCCCTGCCCCGCTGGCAGGCCAATTGCCGCAAACAACTTGAGGCCGGGCGTTCCCAGCAACACCACGGGCGTCTTGCCCTGTTTACTTTCCACGGTTTCTACGTAAAAATTGACCGTTTTTTGTGCATCGGCCGGCAAGGCCCGCAACGTATACGATCCGCCTACGAAATTTACGGGCGGCATGGGATAATCCTATTATTCTGGTTGGCTCAGGTGGTCATAGTAACTATACGTCCCCACTTTGCGCCCAAATAATCCGTGCGGTACCTGCAACACGGGAATGGAGGCATTGATCGATTCGACCAATTGCCGTGCTTCCAGCGCAATTTTGACCGTTTGGGGCGTCAATCGCGCCCCCGGTTGCTGCCCCAAATCCACCGCCAGAGCATGCACGAGCAAGCGCTCATAGCCCGGCGGCAAACTCAGCACATCGTCTAACTGATCCACGCTGGTAACACTCCATGGATGCCACACCCAGAGCACCAGCTTTTTCGACTGCGTCGGTTGTGGATGCAGAAACAAGGTTCCCAGCGGCCAACCGGGCTCATAATAAAACCGCGTGGGCAGTGCCGAGGTCAGCTCCCGCACCCGTAAGTTATGGTATTGCTGCCGCTGCAACCGGCCCAGCGGCAACTCCAGGGCGGGAACTTGCGATTCATCACGCCAGTTCACCGCCTCAATCCGCACCGGTCGCGCAATCGGCACGTCCCCGCCCGGCCCCAGCGTATACTGCTGCTTCAGCACCGTCATGGTGAACACCTGCCGATCCAGGAAATATACTAGCAATTCTTCCAGAGCCCAGGCGTCCACCATTTGATTCAAAACGGTGAGGCAATCCTGGGCCAGGGTAGCGTCGAGAACCTCCCCCGCAGCCCGCAAGCCAACAAGCAACGCACTTTGGTGAATCAGGTCACGCACGGTACCCATCACTTACTTCTTTATGATATAGTACTTATGGGTTTACCGAAAATAACGCCATTGACCGCGCTATAGCATCCATCGTGTCATCGTTGACCATCTCAAGGAGCAGGAAGCCGGTGCCCTCCGTAAACGCCGTGACCGCCGACACGGTAAAAACGAGGGTATCGCCCCGGTTAAACTTGTTGAGGCCCGTAATGGCCGTGGCGGCAACCTGCGCTCCCTCCGGCGTACAGTTGGCACTCGTGAGGGCTAAGACGCCGCCCGTCATCACCGTTGATACCGCCGCCGCCGTGACAATCTTCGGGGTCAGCGTTGCCGCCTTGGCCGCCGTCGTCACCTTACTAAACACGCTGAAGCGGTACGAATCCAGACGCCCCTTAAAGGGCACGGTATACTGGATCTGATCCCCGGCCACGAAACCCGTCAACGCCAGATATATCGACACCGGGATACTCCCTGCTCCCGGCGCGATGTTCTCCAGGGTCATCACCTGACCTTCAACATTCGGTCCCGGAAAGGCCATCAGCTTCTCCTTCCACGCCCATGCGTTTCTGCTTCCGCCTCTTGCGCCGGCACCACCTGGGCTGCCTCTAAGGCGTCCACCCGCGCGGCCAGGGCGTCCATCTGCGCTTGATGCGAGGTCAGCAACCCTAAGACCTGCTGGTACGTATCCGGCGACACATACGCCGCTGGCTCCGGCGGCGCATTGGCCACAGACACCGACGACGCCGGCGCCGTCTCGACGCCAAACGCGGCCAGGCTGTCGCGCCAGCCAGCGGCCCATAGCGCACTGTAGCGCGCAAAACTGTGCACTTCATCAAGCAAATGCCGGCCATCGGTATCGACAAAAGCCAGATAGCACGGCTCAAACGTCTCCAGGCTCATCCCCATGCCGGGAGCAATCGTCACATCGCCCCCAGCCACCACGGTCACGTCATCCGCCATACATACGTTCCTTTCCATCTTTACACTATGTGTAAAGATGTCAATCCTTCTGTTTATCTACATACTGTGCACGTCCAGTCTTGAGACGATAGCTTACTTGCATAAGACTCAAGCCTGTCGCGCGCACTGCATCCATCATCGAGGGATATTCCACGCCACCAAGCATGATCGCTCTAGCCTTCCAGTTCTTTCCTCCTGTCCGTGATGCCGACATCTTGGCTTTGGTATCTTCGCGGTGCGGAATGCCTTTGTTCCAGGCTTTCTGCCCTTTATGGAGCGCCGATAACTTCTGACGGTGTGCCTCAGATAACGGGCCAAGTTTTTTCCCAAGCGTAGGGCTAGGACGTCCCTGCGCTTTCGCTGCCATCTTCGCCCGTGCCTCTGCAGAATGTTTCCGCCCCTGCATCGGATTAGCATGCGTCGCGTAATAATCCTTCAGTCCTGCCGACACTTGAGCCTTTGTCGCCTCATCCCGTGGTTTGCCCCGCCTAGCAGCGGCAATCTTTTCCCTGGCCTCCTCGGTATGATGCTGTCCACGCCAGGCATCTGACGCCTCGGCCAGTTTCTGCCGCCTTGCTGCGGACACTGGCACACCTTTGCCACGATGATGCCCCGAATTCACTTCTAACAGCTTGGCTTTGTGCTCAGCACTCATGCCTTTTCCGTACAGGCCATTCGCCTCTGCAAGTTGCCCTTCCCCGCCAGACGTCATGTTATAGCCAAGTGGCCCAAACGTCTGATACTGCGCAATGGCAACTCGTTCCATCGCACATAACGCTTCCCAAGAATCCGCCTGCCCAAGAATCGTCACGACAAATGCCTCTTTCCCGTACTTGCGTATCGCCCGCGCAAAGGCGGTTTCTAACCCATGCCGCGCTTGGGCCACATGATCACGCCAGCGGGCTGCCACGGATTTCGTGGTAATCCCGATGTAGCGCTTCTCCGTTACCGTATTAATCACGAGATACAGATACATAGTTCCCTCCAGTCAGAAAACAGGTAAGCACTAGAAGAAACTATATACGATGACGATTCTATCTACAATATCAGGATAAATCCATCTCCACTATAGTTCTATTACTATTAGGCCGCAATGCGCACGGCCAAATCGGGGTATATGTACTGCCAGCCATAGAGCACATCCAACCGGCCCGCACTGATATCATTCGCTCCGTCCTGATACATATAGAACCGTATCGAGATGTTACTATCGGGGTCACTCACCCGTTCACACAGTTCCCTGGGTACGCCGGGCGGGTAATCCAGATCCACAATCGCCAGGGTCAAGGCGTCCCGGTGAAAGCCCAGATTCTGCGGGCTGACCGTATTCGCCGCACCAATGACCGTGAGCGGCGCATTACCCAGCGGCGAGGCGTTCACCGTCTGAAACTGCGTGCGTGAGCCATCCGGGTTGGGCGGCGTAATGGCCGGGTAAATCGGAATCGTCGCCACGCCTGAGGCATCGCTGGAGGTCTGCGCCTGCACCACAAAGTTCTGCAAACGCCCGGTGGATTGCCGATTCTGCGGATTGACCGAGTACACCCCCTGAATGGTGAAGACGTCACCCCGGTTGAGCCGCACACCGACCGCATTGGTCCAGCCGCCCGTTAACAGGTTCGAGCCCGTTTGGCCACCACCCGTCACCGTCGGCGTCCCACCCAGCGGGCCAACGGTATGCGCCGGAATGTTGACATCTTCATACCAGTCCCAGCCGCCCGATTGATCCATTAAGCCCGTACGGTAGAGTTCACTGATGCCGGGCTGCGGGTTAAACAGCGTCGTCTTGGCCTCGCCAATGACCGCCATACTATTGGCGCCCAGCATGAGCGAACGCATGCCTTCGCCCTTCGGCGCGCCTTGTTCGGTGAGAATCGCTCCGGCCTGCCAGTACGTCGCCAGCGAGTTCGGCACCACGCCCGGCGTGCCCAACATCCAGGGCACCTGGTAGTAGATCCCCAGGCCATCCTCGTCAATGACGTTGGCAATCCGGGCCACGGCGGGTTCGAGATGGCGCCTCCGAAAGTCATCCATGCTGAGGGTGAAGTCAAACGACGTGAAATTGAGATCCACGCCAAACATCGAGAGCGTCAGATTCGTATATTGCTCGTTGATCCCTTCAAAGTACGCCGTTGCGCCACGCCGCCCGACATAGCGGGGCGGTTTCCTGAGACTGATCGTCTGGCCGTGCTTGGCCCCTGTCTGGGCAAACTGGTTTTCATACTGCCGGTTCACCCGGTTGCCCATCTGGAGGCGGTTCTTGAGTATCATCGCCGACTCGTAAGAAATGTGAGCCGGCGTGAGAAACGTATTATTGGTAGCCATAAGGATCCTTATATGTGAGCCTCACGAGCCCTGATGCCTGCCAGAGCGATGTACTCGCGAGGTGCTTGCCGTCCCTATGGCCTAGAGCTTAAGGACGGCCATTTCTCTCTTTCATCCGCATCTGCTCATAATCACTGAGCGCCATCCCCGCATGAAAACCCATCACGGGTTGCGCACTCCCGGTCCCCACCGGCGCCAGGGGCACGGGCGCTGGGGGCGCTGGGGGCGCCGGCGCCACAGACGCACCCGCGCGCCCGGCGCGGTCCCGACTGTGCCCCTGCTCCCGCGCCAGACGTGCTTCCAACCCCACCAGATAGCGCGCCGCCGCATCCGGCGTCATGGCGTTAAAGGCCCGCAATTCCTCGGCATGCGTGCCCAGGTGATACATCAGGGCCGCCCCGTGCTCCGACCCCACGAAAAACGGCGCGAGCACACTGCCCGGCCCCGTCGCGACCTGCAACTGCGCCATGCGGCGATCATAGTCCGGGTACTTCAGGCGCCCCTCTTCGCTCCGCTGCCGCCACTGCTCCTCGACCTGGTGCGCCGCCAGTGCCCGCTGCTGTGCCACGGTCTCCGCGGCCTCCAGCTCCCGCCAGTACAGCCGCAAATCATCTTCATACTGCTGATAATCGCCGTAGTGCTGTGGCTGCGGCCGCGGCCGCATCCCCGGAGGCCCCGGAGGCACGGCCGGCCCCTGCCCTTGCGGCGCCCCCTGTGGCTCCACAGGTGCCCGCTGCAAAGCCGCTAACTGTCCCTCCAGAAACGCTAAGCGCTGTTCACGTTCCATGTCCCGCGCCAGCAACTCCGTATGCCGGCGCTGATAGTGTTGATTCTCTTCCCACAGCCGGGCGCGAAAGCGACGGTTCGACTCGCCCGGATGCTGACCCAAATCCTGGGGTGTAGGCGCTGGGGACACTGCGGGCTCCGCAGGTGCCTCAGACGCCGCGCCCGCGTCGTCTCCCGGCTCTGTGGGCTCCACAGGCACCGGGATGTCATCGTCATCGCCCTCTGCGGGCTCCGCAGGGGGTGGTGGTGCGGTGGGTGCAGGCGAGGTCGTCTCGACTGTGAACCGTGGATGATTGGCATCCGCGACCGGCGTAATCGTGCCGTCTGCATTCAACACCGCGCCACTGGCAAATACTGGTCCTGCCATCGTACGTACTCCTCAACACAGCCCGGTTTGGGTCGGGCAGCCACCCACGATGATCGGCATCAAGACACAAAAAGAGCGCCAAATCCGCCCGTTGCAACGGATTGGCGCTCAGCTCTGCACCATGCTCCTAGTGGCCGCTAGGAGTGATGCCGATATGGAAAATTGTCTACGTCTATCGTAAGATATTGTTCAAGGTTTTTCTAGACCTTGTTTAGGCTTTGCTTACTGTTTCATGTTGTCCTAAAGTTAAGACATTCGCTACGGCATCAAACAGCATTTCCGTTTGCCCCAGATAAGACGCATGTAACCGCACAGATACCCGTGGAGACACCCGCAAGGTAATGCCGTTGCGCTGGTCATGGCGCGCCATGGCGCCCTTAAACTCCTCCCGCGCATTGTCGTCACAGACATACAACACATGCTGGACTGCCGCTATACGAGGGAGCAAGACATCTCCATGCCGCTCCTTGAGCAACCGCCGCCAATGCCGCTCTTTCCGTGTTTTGCCATCCTTCCCATAGGGATTCTCGCAGGTGTCATAGAGGACATCTTGCACGTCTGGGGGCAAAATGCCGTTGATATACAACGCTACCACTCCACGACAGCCCGGTGAATGCTGCGATCCACGTGGCGCAGGAAAGCCATACACCCGACTAATCTGGACAAACAACTCCTGCTTATAGAGACAGTCGGCATCGTGGTCATAGACAGGCAGAAGAAACGCTTTCAGTACCGTCTGTTCGCGCTTGAGTTGCTCAAGTTCTTCGTCTCTGGCAATAAACCATAAGCGCGTCGCATGCCCACGCGGCGTTTTTTCCAGCATGCAGAGCTGCTTCGCCATGTCTAACGTAATGTCGTAATCTTTGCTCTTAGGTATATGACTAAATATAACGTCGTTATTTTTGACGACGTTCCAATCAGTTCCTTCCAAAAAGGCGTATTCTTCAATACGCCTTTCAATCCAATCAACATATTCCGAGTTGACTTCGAGCCAACGCCAGACTTTTCTGGCATCGATGCAAGGAATCTGCCGACCGTTAAACATCCGCTCTCTAATGGTCAGCACTTGCTCAATCGTCAGCGTCGCGTCTGCCATGGCATCTTTCACTCGATGCACTTTTTTCGTATACTCCGCCGGTATCAGGTCACTCATTGTGTTTCCCCATACGAAACATAGTTAGTACCTGAGGAGGGCTGGCCCCAGTGGCTGGCCCTTTTATTTTGACTTCCCCTTCGGCATCGCCACCAATTCTTTCAAGGTCATATTATCACGTCCATTACGTCCTGCCACCCCAAATGCGCTGGCGCCGTACGTCGTGTTGCCCTGGCCGTGCCCATAACTGTTACCGTTACTGTTCCCGTTACTGTTACCGTTACGCTCGAGCATCTGGTGTGCCAAGCGTTCCGCTTCGAGCGCTTTGGCGCCAATCGCGCGCGTCAAATCACCGTTTCTGCCGTTGCGTGCCATGCCTTTTTTCCTTCTTGCTGCCACCCACCTCGATGCCTGGATACTTCGCGTGCACCTTACGCTTCACCGCCGCCTGCTCCGCTGACGTGCCGTGTTGCGCCACCCGCGCCAGGGCATTTCTGGCATGCGCCTTGTCTGGAATCGGGTAAGAGCCTTTCTGGCCCCGGCGTTTCTCTTCCGCCGTCGGCGGCAAGGCAAACTGGCCTTTCTGGAGCGCTGTCCGCCCTGCCGTGGTCAGTTTACCCTCGGATTCTTTGGCGGCTTTGATCTTGCGCCCTGTCGCCGGATTCGTTTTCGTCTTCGCCATAAAGTTTCCTCCAAGGGGACTGCCTCCTTTAGGTGGCAGAGGAATTGGAGGTTGAGCCCCACGGGCTCAACAGATGTTCACTGTTTCAAACCGTCCTACTATGCTACACTTTCCTCAATACGACCGTGTCAGGCATTCCAGCTTTGATCGCTGTCTGCCGCTTCAACACACGGTAACGACGGCGGCAAACACGCGCCCACAGCACCGCATCCGCACAGGAAAGCCCTCAATCGGGTGCCACCGACCACAGCACGCTATCTCCATCGGGGCATGGCCCTGAGCCCGGCGGGCATAGAGCGTCTGGGCGTACTCCACCGCAGGCAGGCGTGGCTTCGGGGTATAGCACGCCGAACAGGCACAATACGGGGCCTGGTCATTAGGAGCCCCGCAATAGCCACAGAGGCCAGCAGCCCGGTAGCGGTGATAGGTCGCAGGCGAGGTCATCGATGTCAAACCATCCCATCCTCGCTACACTGGCGACCCAAACGCCGCAGTCGTGCAGCCAAGCGACTAACGTCGGCTTCAAGTTCCAGTACCGCGGTAGCCAGCGCATTGCGCTGTGTGACTGCCTCATTATAACGCTGCTGCCAATACGGTTCGCTCGTCGCCGCGTCCACCGGCTGCCGGGCTTCCCAGGCCGCCAACTGCGCCATGACTTCCGCCTGTGACCGTCTGCCCAGATTGCGAAACCGCCGCAACTCCTGCGGTGGCAAATGCTGTAAGGCTTCGACCGTACGAATGTCGCCGCAAGCCAAGGCATTGCGTGCCCGCGTCGAGAGCCCCAAGACCACCAGCGGCGTCGGGGCCTTGACCTCCCATTGCACTGCTTCGTGGGCCGCAAAAAACCGGGCACGCTGCGCCGCCAGCCCTGGAATCTCCTCGGTCTGACACCACGCATCCAGATCCCGAAACCGCGCCACTTCCCGACTGCTGCCCTGAGCCTGGCTGGGTCCCTCCAGACGGGCAATCCGGCTATGCTGCCAGACGACATAGTCCCCCCGGATGCCCCCCGGCACGGCCGGCGCCGGAGGAGGGATACGCAACTCCACTGCTTCACTATACTCGATGGCCTGAAACACCCACGGCATCACGGCCCTCCCTCACGGGTCACGGCCTGCGACTGCGGCTGTGGACCATACATCGGCAGACTGCCTTCAACGTTCGCCGCCGGGTAGACCTGCTCTGGTGACCACGACAAGGCGACGGTATGCGGCCCACTTGCACCACCCATCCCCGTATGCAGGAGACCATCATACCCCGCCTGTTGGAGCACCTGGGCGAGTTGCGCTTCCGCATCGCGTTCGGTCGTCGCCGTGAAGACATTGGGGGGCACGCCTTCCGGCACCGGCGGTCGCGTGCCATACTGCAAGAGGGATTCCCGCATGGCCCGGTAGGCATCATGGCCCGTCATGGGGGTATCGCGGCCATACGTCGCCAGCAAATACCCCCCGGCCTGTTTCTCGCCACCCTCCACCAGGGCCTGCGCCAGCGTACTGCTGGTCATGCCGGAGCCCTCACGCAGATCGATGGGATTGCGGAAATTGGGATACACTGAACGGACATTCGGGGCTGCGGCCCTGGCCCACGACGCCTGCCTTTGCGTCTGTTGCAACACCCGCTCCATCGCCTGCACATCGGCCTGACGCCGTGGATCATTCCGCATCCAGGCCAACGTGTCCTGCATCTGGGCTATGTCACGCTCCCAGGCAGGCAGGGCTGCTGGATTGGCATACGGACTGGCATAGCCTAACTGCTCATACGTCGGCATCGCCTGGGATCCGCCAGCGACTTCAGGATTATCCGTCATGTAAATCCCCGGCCCATAAAGATTCCCGCCTGCACCTGTACCAGACCGCCCCATCTCAAAATCAGGATACACCCGCTCCGTCCCATGGTAAAACCGCTTAAGCTTCCCCTGCTCATCCCGCATCACACTTTGCGGTAACGGCTCCCCTCGTACTCCCCGCGGCACCGGACCCAGATTGCCCCGCTCCGATGCCAGCCCACCGAACCGCGGCCCCGGACTACCGGCCGTCTCCAGCACCGCCTTGCCGCCCCTGAGCAGACCCGGTGCCAGCAGAAAGGCAGCCTGACTCACTGGATCGGCCAGGGAGCCAAACGCGATGGGCTCGACCTCGCCCAGCTCAGACGCCCGACGCTGCCCGTACAGCTGCTGCCAGGATGCCTCCGCCTCGGGATGCACCGGCAATCGCGACACCAGAGAAGGCTGCGCTAATTGCTCTTGCACCGCCGGCCAGTCGACCTGGTCAAAGTTCGGATACGCCTCCCGGTAGCGCTGGATCATATCCTCCGTCTGCCGGATACCCGCCCCGAGCTGCTCCCGCAATTGTTGCCGCAGAGCTTTGGTTTGCATCGTACTGGTGCCGTTCGCCATCACCGCATCCCCCATGGCTGTCGGTACAATTGCCCCAGATTCGGCGCAAACTGGCCCGGCACATACCCTTGCGACACCTGCGGCACCTGCGGCATGACCGACGACCCCGGCATGAGTTGCGGCGTCAGACGCTGCATCAGCGCCCAGTCGTCTGGCGACATCCCCTGCGGCCCCAGCCCGGCCCGCTGCCGCGCTACTTCCCGCTCCAAGGCCGGTGGTGCCGGAAGGACCGTACCCGTCGTCGGCATCGCCTGCAACTGCTGCCACAACTGCTGCACCGCGGGATCAGACCCCCGCGCCGGAAGGACCGTACCCGTCGTCGGCATCGCCTGCAACTGCTGCCACAACTGCTGCACCGCCGAGTCAGACCCCTGCGCCCCCACGGCCGGCCTCGGACTCCAGCCCTGGTAGATGGCCCGTAAGGCATCTGCCGTCGTACCCGTCTCCCCCATGCCACCAACGTTTTGCTGCACCCACGACGGCCCCGACGGCCCCGCATCCAGCCACGATGGACTCAGTTGCGGGCCAAGCATCGCCCCGTACCAGTCTGCTGCATTCCACGCCACGACGCGCCCCCCTTAGCGACCAGGATAATCCCGCTCCCCCGTCAACCACTGCCGCAGCACGTAATGCTCCACCGGCGTCAGGGCCTCCGGCTGATAATTCTGGTACACCGACGGATGCACCTCGCGCGCCGCCCCTAACATTTTGTCCATGATCGCGTGCTGCGCCCCCTCTGATAACCCCGCCGTCTGCTGATTCAGGAAGTGCAGAAGCTCATGGCCGAGCGTATTCCACGTACTGGCGGGCGCTTTCCCCGTCTGATACCGAATCACATTGGCCTCCGGGTCAAACGACCCGACCGCTTGCTCCCGCGCCGCGAGTTGCGGGTCCGGCAACACGCTCACCGTCTGCGGCACCGCCTGCGCCCGATCCAGGATACGCTTATACATATCCAGCAGATAGTCGCCCGACGGCTGCGCCTGTAACCCTTGCAGCATCTGCTGCCCGGATGGCGTCGTCATCACCTCCGCTTCCGCCTCCCGCGGTCCCAACAGCGACGAGAGCCAATCCTTGACATCCCACGCCATCACGGCCCCTCCGCCGCGGTCTCGTAGCGGTCTAACACCTGCACCGTCACGCCAATGGCCGCCGCGATCAGAAAATCTACCCGCCTCCGAGCGTCCTCTGGTTCGGCCGCCAACAGCGCCAGGCAGCGGGCAAAGGCCTCTGGGGCAATCGGCACTTCTAACCGGGGCTCGTCCTGGTCTGCAGCCAGCACCAACCGCCGGGCATACTGATACACCACCGACACGGCTTAGCCCTCCGCGTTCCCCTCGCCCTCTTCCCGTTCCTCCGCCTCGAGTGCCGCTAACTGCTCCCGCATCTGCTGGAGATGCCGCATCAGCCCCGCCACATTCCCCACCGCTGTATGGGCGTCCTGGCGCCGGCTCATCAGCATCTTGTCACGCTCCATCTCCAGCATGGCCATATCCTGCCGCGCCTTCATCGCCGATTCGGTCGCTTGTAACTCGACTTCGCGCTCCTTCAGTTGGATCTCCCGCAACTCCATCATGCGGTCCTGCTTCAGTTGCTGATTCTCCTGGGTGGCTTGACTCGCCACCTGCTCCACTTGACTCGCATGGGCATTGAGGGCCTGGGCCTCCTGTGTCTTCTGCTGGAGCCGCTGCATCACCACAGGTAACAGGTCTTCGGGCTTCTGCCCCTCATCGTCTTGCAACATGCCAGGCGGCAGCGTCAACTTCGCCCGCCTCGCCGCCTCTTTGGCATCGTCAAAGTCCATATTGCCCACGATCAGGTCAGGGATCACCGCCCCGAGCGCCGGAATCGTCTCGGCCACCTTGATCAAGTTCTCCACCGCGTCCTGCCGCTGGGTCTTATAATTGGCACCCACATCCGCCACCACATCATACGTCCCCACGCTCAGGTTATAGATGCCCTCCACCCCGGCTTGCAGCTCTTGCAGGCCGGCTTGCCGCGCTTGCGGGTCAGGATGGAGCATAATCTGCCGCACGCTGTCATCCTTGCCCAGAATCCGCAACACCCGATCCGGCTCCCGGTACACCCGCGGAATGGCATCAACTAAAATCCGCATGACATGCCGCACCGCCCAGCGTAAATGCTCGGCATAGTGCGAGCTCCCCATTTCACTCTCGTTGCGCCGGATTTCCGCATGCCGCCCACTCGTATCATTCGACGGCTCCCCCAAATCGGCTGGCGTTAACCCCGTCGTATTGTACAGGTCTTGCTGGGCCTGCTGTCTGGCCAGCGCAATCGCCTGAATGGCGGGCTCCGCCGTCTGCCGCTGCGGCGGGGGCATGAGCTGGCCATTGGGCGCAAAATCGGGATTGTAGGCCAGATAACTGTAGGCAACCGTGTTCGCGTTGGCCCATTCCGGGCGATTCTGAAACTGCTTGACCGTCCCAATATAGGAGGACTTCGGCGCCAGGGCGACCGTTTCCGCCGAGGTCGTGGTCCAATAATTGTACGCGCGCTGCGCATCAATCATGTCCCACACCACGCCGCGATATTCGACTTCGCCGTTGAGGTCAATCTCGTCGCCAATGACGGGCACAATCGGCAGATAGCGACTTGGCCAAATGGAGCGCTCAACAATCGTATCGCCCACCAGTTTGCAGGCCCGGATAATCGGCAGTTCGCTCCGACGCTGTTGCTGGACCGCGCCCGCTTCCGTGTCAAGGAGCGGCGTCACGCCGTACCGCAGCATTTCCCAGGCCACACTGGAAAGCAGCGCCGCCTCCTGTGCCTGTTCATCCTCCGTAAGTTCGTCCTGCGCCTGCATAATAGGCACGTAGCGCGTTTCGCCACTGGAGAGCTGCACCAACTGGACCTGCAACGCTTCCCGGTAGTAGTAATCCACCAGCAATGCCTCGTCGCGGCTGACCCAGCCATCCCCCGTACTCGCCCAGGCGCTTGAGACCCCCCGCGGGATCTCGTAGCGTTCGCACACCTGCGCACGATTCATGCGCTCAACCACTAACCCCCACTCCGCCGTGTGATAATCGGGGGTCCGGCGCCCAGCGGGATCAAGGTACACCGCAAAGGGATTGAGAATCCGCTCCAGGCGCAGCACCTGCTGAAAGCTCCACGGGCTCTCATAGTCCGTCAGCACACGGATATAGCCTTTGCCGTGCGTCACGGCCCCATCAAACGCCGTATCAACCACCGTATCCCAGTCACTCTGCTGCAAAATGGCGCGGATAAGTCCGTCAAACACTGACGCCGTCTCGACGTCAGCGCCCGACCCCACCGGGCGCGTTTTCCCCGCCGGCCGGTTCTGCTGCTCGGCATTGGTGATTTGCCGGATGAATTTCCCCGTCTGGTTGATCGTGAGACACGGACGCGGGTTGGGACCCGACGTGCGGACATAGATTTCGGCGGCTTCCCACTGTTCCCCTGCCCGAAATTTGAGGCATTTCAGGGCCTTGGTGCGCCAGACCCCTTCAAAGCGTTCGACAGCCTGAAAGCGCTGATGCGCCAGGTCACAGATGTAGCGGTCTTGCTGCACACGGCGCTCATACTGCGCCCGCGCGTCGGCGTCAGAGCGGGTCTGGATAATGGGCTGACCGCGCTGAGACACACGGGGATCAGGCCGAAACGGCACCGCCGTGGGAGAGAGACCGGGAGGCAGCGTCGCCACTAGGCGTCCTCCCTCCCTGCCTGCATGGCCTCACGCACCGCCGGCAAATTCACCAGCACCGTCTGAAGCAATTCCTCATGTATCGCGCTGCTATCCCCCAACATCTCGCCACACCGATCAAGCACGATAGCCAGAAACAACACACAGCCCTGCACCACGGTGTGCACGGACACCAACCCCTCGGGTGTCCGCACCCACGGGGTCTGGTCGGCGAGCGTCTGATGCAACACCTGCGCCAGCTCTGCGGCCTTTTCCGCAACCGCCTCCGTGTTATAGTCCCACCGAGAATCTAGGGCCATGTTATTTTTTCGCCTTCACTTTTTTGGGTAACTTCTTGCCCTTGGGCTTGCTGGCCATCTCTTCCAGCTTCGCTTCACTCAAACCTGTTTGGGTCTTTTCGCCCGCACGCTGGCGTGCAAGTTCAGCCCCAAAGAAACGTTGCTGAGCACGTGATTTTGCTGGCATATCCTACGGCCTCCTTTCTCCAAGTCGGGGCTCCGGTGCTGGCGGCGCTGGAGCTTCTGTGGCGTCCGGCTCTGCCGGCATCTCCGCCGGAGCCGTATCTGGCACAATAATCAGGCAGGCGTCCGGCTCCAGCCAGCCCTCGACAAATTCAGTCCGCGTCAGCAGCACGGCCTGACGCTGCCCACAATGGGGACATAGGGCAATAATCTGCATGGTGCAATCCTCACGCCGGCGGCGCGGGCTGCCCATCGATCATCACGACATGCAGCGGGCACAGCAGCAGCGTCCCATACTCATGCCACCCGGGCGGGGCCGCGACCTCAGGAATGGCCGACCTGGGCACCGCTTCGACATGCTGCGTCTCGGTCGAATCACAGCCAGCAATCGAGCAATGGTACGTGTATGTGCAGTCAAGTGTCATATTTCAATCCCTTCCAGGGCAGATGTCCTTCGCACTGCGCACCAGGACATATTTGCCGGTGGTCTCGGCACAGTTGTTTCAATCCCTTACAGGGTAATTATGGCAATTGCTCCAGCACACTGACCGTACTATCGGTACCGCCTTGCCGAATACAGCTCCAAGCTTGTTGCCCGGCCTGCGAGGCAATCGTCAGCGTACCGTTGGGCACCACCAGGTAGCCCACTGTCGTCGACGGCGTCAGAGGATACTTCCCGCTGCTGGTGCTACAGCGCACCGCATTGGCCGTTTCATTGGTAATACTCAGAGCACACCGCGACGTATTCGCATCGACCACGGGCACCACCGCCGTGCTAACAGCAAGCGCGGCTCCAGCGGTCCCCTTCGCATTGATGCGCGTATCATGGCATGGGGGCACCCCGGTCTGCGCCAGAACGAGGGAAACACAGGTCAGGCTGAGCCACATGCTACCGATGAGTGCTTTCATTAGTGTGTTCGTTTTGCACATGTTATGCACACCTCAGTGTCCCATCCAGGCCGTCGATTGCATCCCGAAGCGCCCCAGCAGCATTGGCGGAGGCGTGGGCGGCTCTGGCGTCTCCTGCAACCGAAATTCATCCTCGATCCCCGCCACGACGTCCAGGCTATTGGCCAGCGTGCGTAGGGCGTCGGCGCCATGCGAAGAGTTATGCACAAGCGCCCCATTCGCCAAGGAAAACTCTTCAAGCCCTGGCACGGTAAGACACCACGTATCTTCAGGCTTTGACACGCCCTGAACGGCGGCGATAGTGAGCGGCTTTACAACTTTGCGTACAAAATTTCTGACTGTTGCTCTTACGGCGTATAAGGGCGAGAAAAGGCTTTGTACAAAAGAGACACAAGCGTGTCTCCCGATTTTGTCTATTCCATTGCTGACCGAGCTTGGCATGGCGGCTATGCCAGAGGCGTCCGGCTTCCGAGCGATGCCATTCCGCGGCTTTTTGTCGCGCCAGGTCAACAAAATGTGGACCAGGATTGACGCCTTTTGTCCGATGCCATTGCTCTGAAAGGTGTTCTGATCCATCAAGACACTCAAGATTGGAAAGGGCATTATTTGCGGCGTTGCTATCTCTGTGGTGAATATGGCATCCAACTGGGATAGGCCCAAAAGCCCTTTGCCATACTGCCCTATGAAGCCTTTTCCCAGCCCTCGCAAGATATCGCTCATTTGGCCACATACGGTAGAGACCACCATCAAAATACTGCGTAAGGGGGTCAAGGACGATTGGATCACTGTACCCGGCAAGAGGGACCCGGCGGATGTCCACCCGCTGTCCGTCTTGAATAAATGTTCCGGCGTACATCTCACCGTAAACCCGTCGCTGAACACAACTGCCACAAGTGGGGCATTTCTCCGCGTGATTCTCGGATTCTGGTATGCTTTCCAGCCACATGATGTTAAGACCTCCCCTGTTATAGGAAGGTCCATTATCTGATACGTTCCGTAACGTGTCAAGACCAAAGTATCACCAGTCAGACACCAGTCGTGCTCGGGATGCGCCGCAAAGGTCTTCTTCACCTCATCCCACTCGTGCTTGTAATCCCTGAGCGCGTTAATCCCTAAGGTACAGCCATCCTCGTCAAACAGGAGTCGCGGGAAGAGTGTCCGCACGTTATCAATCCCAGTAGCCAGGCTGGTCCGTTGCACCGAGCGCACGACCCCTTGCACGAGGCGCTGCAAGACCTCTTCCCGGCGTTCCCCTGTGCCCCACTCCCGGTTATGGCCATCATGCGGCAACAGATGCGCCCGGTAGTTGCCCTGGTACGGCAGAGCACTGAGATACTGGCCGTAATGCATCGCCCCGTAGCCGTGATTTTCGTAGTAGTGGATACAACACACCTGGCGCCCAATGAACTGCACACACCAGATGGACGTGTAATCGTCAATCCCTAAGTCCCAGAACGTATACACGGGATAGGTGGGGTCGTAGGGACAGCGCGTAATACGCCGCTCCTGGTCCACCTGGCGAAACTCATGGGCGTAGTAGGCCCCAGGGATGGCCGCTTCCCAGCTCAGGTAATACTCCTGGTCAATCAGCTCCTGGCTCATGCCCTCACGGCGATCCGCCTCGATATCGGCCTTACTAATCACGGGCTTGCCATCCTCGCCCTGACCATCACGCTGCGTCTGCTCGACGCTGAGCACCTCGACGTACCAGTCAGGATTGTTCACGTTGGTCCGGTACAGTTCATACCCGTGGTTTTTGCCCCTAGGCGTATAGGCAAAAGCGGCCCATCCGCCATTCTCCCGCAGAATAGGCCGGGCAATGTTCCAGCCAGCCGGATTCTGGAGGGCGTACTCCGAGAAGATCATGCCGACGCCGTTGCCGCCCACGAGCACATCGAGGTTGCGGTCCGTGCCGAGAATCTGATACGTACTGCCGGGCTTCCGGGCGTCAGCAGGGTCTACCAGGACAATCTGCATATCGGCTTTATTGGGCTCCTGATAGAGCAAGTCGGGCGGAAAATGATCGAGGTAGCGCTTCCCTTCACGGTCTATGCCGTCCCAAATGACGCGCCGGCCCTGATTTAATTTGGGGAAAATGTGGTAATAGTTGCCGACACGATCAAGCATTTGCTCAATGAGGAAATTGAGGATGGTTTTGTCTTTGCCGCTATTATGGACTACATAACCATTTGCTAAAAAACTCTGATACCGTTGCGTTTCAAGGTCCCACGTTTCATGCAACCCTGCATCTTTCAACGTTACCCCAGCCGCATAAATGCCGTAATCTAAGACACGTGGAACAGCCTGGGGCATAGCTAAAATAGCTTCAACCCGCTCCATTTTCTCAGGATGCACCAACGACAACCCATGACACAAGCGCTGCACTGCGTCCATGGCCCAGATACGCAACGTCCAGCAACTTTCACGTTCATACTTGATCGAGCCAACCCGAATACCCCATTTACGCAAAAGCCAATAATAATCCCACGCTAAGCCCTCACTTTCCCCAGCATGGATCTTAATTTCCGCATGCGCCTTAAGGGGTTTTATCCCCCACATGGTAGCCGGGAAAAGATAAAAACTCCCATCACAATCAAGCACACCGCTTAAAAATGCCCAGACCGCTGCAGCATTACTCTCCCATAAAAAACGCGGCATGCGCCGCGTCTCATGTACGCCTAACGCCTCTTGCTGCGCAAAAAACGCTTTGATGGGATTAGGAGTATTTCCACCCCCCCGCGTGCCATTGGGCAAGCCAAGATCATAGCCATTACCCTTAGGACGCCATTGGACCTGTACAGCAAAAACTTCTTGGGCTAAACGTTCTACACGCTTCAACAAGGCAAGCTCAGTATTGGTAAACTTCGGGCTTTGCACAGGAGATACCGAACCGTCAGCCATTAAGTAACCACACAACATAGCCAAACAAACATCGTCGCGCCAGCCAGACGCATGCCCACCATACACCGTAACGGTATCTAGAGAACCAGTAGGGCCTTTAGGGACAATAGCGCCAATAGGAAGAAAAAGACGACGTGAAGAGCCATTCCCATGCCGAATAAGAAAACGATGGTCAGGAGTGCATATCACGGCAGGAAAACCAGCAGCCACCACATGGGAGCAGGGTTTGAGGCCCGCCATCCAGACATCACGCACGGTATCTTCGACATAACCGCCCTGATGCCACGTCAAGAGACGATCCCCTGGTATCACCGTTTCAATAGGTTTCCAGGACCCATCTGCCATAGTGACATGGGTACCACGAGCTAAACAGCGCCGATGCCACACGAGGATAAAGCGGCGAATCCCGCTGTCCCAGGCATCCCACAGGCGCCACTGATAGGAACGCGGCTCAAACAGATAGGGCAGGTCCAGGAGAATTTCGGTGGGTGTCTCAGTGCGCACGACGCAGCCTTACCACGAGAGGTTTATCGGGGTCACCGGAGTGTTCGATGCGCTCCTTAGGCTTGCCCCAGGCATAATAGAGCAACGTTTGCAGAATAACGGAGGGGAGGTCGCCGCGTTTAGCCTGATCGAGCCACAGGGCGCGGACGTCGGGGTTATCGACGATGACCCGCGCGGCGGCTTCGCTTTCAAGGGTGCGCTTGTTTTTCCCGCCGGGCTTGCGGCCGGCTCCAGGGCGTTTGCCACCGTTTTTGCCCATAACTGAAAAAGTCTGAAAAAAACTGATTGACAATCACGGGTGGCGCAGAGAGGCCTGAGGTGGAGGGGAGAGGCGCCTCGCGCAGCCCTCAGTATACGTAAGACTATAGACATACTATCGCATAGGTGTGAGCGCAGTGCAAAGGGTATTTTTATGCAGATTTTCTTTACAGTATCTACGCGGGTGATTATCGATAAACTACATATTATCAATAACTTAGGTATTATATGAATGTGGGCATACTTCTACCGATGATATAATAATATATACTATACTATACTTCTTCTGAAGAGCATAGCACAGGAGGCGAAGAAGACGCAAGGTTTTTTCACGTAGGGATGGGGCCAATGTGGCCATCGCTGTAGCCATCGGCGGCGTCGTCATCCTCCTCATCGGTCTCGTAGGCTTCTATGGCGAGCCCTTGCCACACCATACTCTCTAAGGCCATGAACGCCTGCTCCAGATACTGCTGTACCTCCTGTGGAGTGGCGTCCGTGTCGTCAAGGAGCGCGCCGATGAGGTGCGCCAGTACCACACCAACGGCGCGCACCAGCGTATTAAGGTCCGCCTCGGCATCGTCGAGATAGGCCCGCACCACGTCATCCAGCGCCGCGTAGAGATCGTTCTCGGTCATCGCTAGACAAATCCTTTGAGGGGCATGCCTGTTCTGCCGCCAACTGGGCGCAGCACTCAGCCCAGGTGGCATAGTATTCAACCGGAGGCAGCCAGTAGAAGATGTTTTCCCGGTACTGGATGACAAGGCAGCGCTTTCCCAGAGCCAGCGCGATGCCAAATTCAGTGTGCCTGCCTCCGCGTGCCCGCCCTAGCACTTCGCCAGGGCCTTCGGTGAAGGCGATACAGATCTGGGCGTGAGTAAGGTCATCCCAGTCTTCCTCAGCCCAGACGGCGTGCCAGGCGTCGGTTTCTGCTTGGCCGTCGGCACGCATGTCATGATCGCCGAGTATCCAGCGACTGGTCACGGTGTAGCCGAGCGCTTCGAGGTCCTTGGCATAGTACTGGAGTTCGGGGTAGCGACCATAACGGGCGATGAGGTAGACGGTGGGCAATGATATCACCTCCTTGAAGAGAGTAACTTTTAGGCCTATACTACTGCCCATATGTTCTGGGGTGATTCCGTATGAACCCCCCCCCTAATTTTGTCGTTTAAATTAGGGGGGGGGGTTGTGACACAACCCCCCTCATCCACCCCGTAGTTTATGTAGAATATATCTACAATAATTTTGGGAATTTCTGCCCTACTTTCCCGTGCCAGGCAATAGATGCAGAGGTTTTGATTTTGACCCAGCCGCGCTTGCGTATGACATTCCATGCCAGAGCAATCATGGGTGCCTTCTGTTCGTCGCGCAGGACCAGACGGGTTCTTTTGTTGGTCCCGCTTAAGCTTTTGAGCATGCGATTGCGGAGTACCAGGATGACATCGCCTTCTTCAAGGTGCTCTCCTGTCCCAAATTTCCAGAAAAAATCATTGGCTGTGGCTCGATCAAGCTTGGTACAGAGGTAATGAAACGCAGTCACCATGCCAGGCGCCGCCAGCCCCTGCGCTCGTGTCCCAAATGCAAACGACTCAGCCAACGCCGCATGCGCCGGAAACGTGTCTGCCAACTCATCATCAGTGATGTTCGGATGGGGATTGCTCATGAGGTCATGTTCATAGCGATACACCCAGCGCAGCGCTGCAGCGATATGCCGGCTGTTTTTGACGCCACGAATGCCCAGGATATCCCCTACACTCCGCTTGGATCCTAATCCCATGGAGGAAAACCGTTCCCAATCGATCCCATGGACGACGAGGGTTATGATGGAAACGTCGGTATCAATGACCGCTTTGATGCGATGTTGCCCTTCGACAAGACGGCCATCTGCATCAAAGATGAGAGGTTCGCCATTGAGTTGCCAGCGTTGTTGCGTTAAGGCCCGTTCGAGGCGTCGGATTTGGCTGAGATGCAAGCCACGATTGATATTTTTATGCTGCCAGATGACTCTGGCAATTTCAGGCGTAATCAATGCCACGAAGACCTTGATCCCAAGCGTGGTTAGCGGCAAAACGTCTACAGGAACGTGAACAAGTGAGGCGTCTATGGTGACAATATCCCCGGTTTCCTGGATACTTAAAGGCGTACCACCGAGCGCACTCATCGAGTGTTCCCAAAACTCTGGCATAGGGTTTTCCACTGCAGGCCCTTTCCATGGGCATATTGTTTGCGCCAACAAACAATAGCCAGTTACTCGTTATGGCGTCTTCTCGGGATCGATGCTTCGGTCAAATACCGGACATCCGATCCCAAAATACACCGTATCATACCCAAATTGCTCAATGGCTTCTAGTAAATCCAAGCGCATCGTCGTAATGCGCCGCTCTTGATCTTGGGTCAGGGTCGCCATGCTCACTTCGGGCCGGAACACGGCGCCACCATCAGGGGAGAGGGCGTCAGCGAAGACCTGACACGCCACTCCCAAATAGACGGCGGGATAGCCCAGATCCTCAATCGCATTTTCGAGCGCCCGCCTGATACTGCTCAGGATGAACGCTTGTCGTGTGCGCATCGCCGTCTCCTCCTAAAACAGCCGTTGCTGGTTCTGGCTTTCTAGCGCCCGTACCAGATTCTTGATCCCGGTAGCCGCATACGTCGGCTTGAGTTCGCACCCCACAAATTGACGCCTATGCGAGAGCGCCACAACCCCCGTCGAGCAGATCCCCGCGAACGGGTCCAGTATCGTCTCATTGGGATTGCTCCAGAGGCGAATGCAGCGCTCGATGACGCCAAGCTGTAAAGGACAGATATGGCGGTCATCTGCGGCTTCCCGTGCCTCAGCCGCATTCAGGGTGTCGCTTTCGTGGATGCCCCAGCCGGGCTCGTCATGGTTCCCGTACCACACGCCGTTGGCCCAACGGATCCAGGTCTCGTTGTCGATATCAGGTTGAATCGGTACGGGATTGTCGCCAGGCTTGCGCAAGAGCAGGATATAGTCACACAGGGCTGGTCTGAGCCAGGAGCTATCGCGCTTAAGCTGCCCAAACGCCAGCCCTTTGCTGTGAATGCGAATGGCCTGGGCTTGCGGGTTTTTGGAAATGACGACCTCTCCATGATACAGCCAGCCCCACTGACTCATATAGCGCACGGTCTCCCCACGAAAATCCTTGAGCCCGATCCAGCCATCGCGCACCAGCATCGCCGGCACCTGCGAGACATGGATGGCGGCGTGGCGCCCCGGCATGGTGACCCGCATGAGCTGGTCACTGACATAGCGGAAGTGGGCAAAGAAGGTCTCCGTGGAGGCGCTGTTGCCCAGGTCACGTTCGGTCGGAGAATATTGGTACAACGCCAGGAACGGGGGACTTGTCACCGTGAGTCCAATACTCGCAGCGGCGACATGCTGCAACCCATCAACACAATCGCCCTGGTACAGGTCCCATGAGGGACCGGTAAAATGCTGCACGTTGCCCATGGCCACAGGAGTCTGGGCGTGGTGTAACTCTGCCTGTTCGTAGTGCTGCATATGCTCGATCATGTGAGTGACCATTCCTTCTGCTTGACGTTCCTTGCGCCTAATATTGTCGAGAATGGGTTGTTCGTGGTCTGAGAGCACCAGATGCACAGTGACTTCATGCGTCTGGCCATAGCGCCAGAGGCGCCGGATCGTCTGGAACCACGTTTCCCATGAGTCATTGAGCCCGACGAAGATCGTGTGGTGGCAATGTTGCCAATTCATCCCAAAACCAAAAACCGATGGTTTGCTTATCAGGACGCGCTTGTCTCCAGACATCCAGCGATCATGAAGCCGCTCTTTGTCATCCATGGCTGTTGTCCCCTGAATCGAGACGCAGTCCTCGCCAATCGTCTTGGCGAGGAGGTCTTGTTCAGCGTTGAGGCCACACCAGATGACCCACTGGTCGTGCCTACTTGCTTGCACAAGTTGCGCAGCAATCGCCACCCGCGCACTGATGGTCCCACGCCGGACCGCACTGCGATCTGTAATGCCCTTGAGCCCCATGGTCGGGAACAACTCCCCATCGCGGTGAAAATCTGCCTTGGCATAGTGCACTTTCAGGGTGAGGGGGGGAAGTTGAAAGGTCACGTCATCGAAGCCCAGGTCTGCAGGCGACTGTAACGCCATCGCCCATGAAGCCAGCCACTGATAAAACGCCTCTGCCGCATGGCCGCGCAAGCGCCAGCCCTGATCGTCGTGCACAAAAAATGTACTGAGCATATCCGTACGCTTCATGACGCCAAGAAATTCAGCGTGGTTGCCGATTTCCGCGATGTCATTGGGCGCTGGCGTGGCGGTGCAGCACAGGCGATAGGGGATATGGGTAAAGTGCGTCAGCAGCTCTTCACGGGTTTTGCTGGTAATGTGCTTGATGCGAGAGGATTCGTCGCAGACGATGCCGGTAAAGGGATAGTCATAGAAGTGGCGCATCATGTCGTAATTGGTGACACAGACACGCTGGGTGATCTGGTCAGGATGACGCACATATTCTAGGGGCCGGTTGAACTTGTTGACGGATTCCCGGACGAGTTGATGAGTGACCGCGAGCGGCGCCAGGATGAGCACCGGGCCAGGGATGTGGTGCGCCCACTCAACCAGCATAAGGCCTTTTCCCAGCCCGGTATGGGCAAAGAGCCCAGCCCGTCCGCGCCGCAGCGCCCAGCGGGTCAGCGCTGCTTGAAAGGGGTAGAGGACAGGCGACAGGGCCTCCAGGGGCACCTCGATGCCGGTGGGGGCATCGGTCAGGCGTTTGGTGCGCAGAAAGTCGAGATAGTTCGTCTTATGCATCATTCATCCCTAAGAGATAATCAGTCGTCACACCGAGCACACGCGCCAGCGGTACGAGACGCTCAGCCCGAATACCACCTTCATTCTTCTCGAGTTTGCGAATAGTGGTAGCACTCACATTGAGTGCCACAGCCAGCACTTCTGGACGTAAACCCTTTTCTTTCCGTAACGTGCGTACTCGATCTCCGAGTGTGGTCATACGTATCACCTCCTCCCCAAGAAATATACCAAACTTTTCTTAAAGATTGTACATTTTTTATCAAGTTTTCTTGCAAAGTTTTATGAGAAGGTATAAGATTATATCCAGATGCAGCGAGTGAGACCCACACACCAAAAGGAGTCGATCATGTGTGATGCTTGTAACGAACAGTTTGCGGTCGACACGTGGGGGGATGGCAGTGAGAGGGACGACCAACCCGGCGGGAAATCCGGGCTGGCTGCCATGGACGGAAACGAGTCAAGAGCAGGACACTATACCATGATGGCGAAGACGATACAAAACTTTCAGACGACGGTGGAGTTTGACGCCTTGCTCACCGCCTGCACGGCACGGGCACTGGCGAAGTTTCCTGAAGCCCGCACGCGCATTGAGCGCGGGGCGGCGCTGGTGCGGGCAGACGCGGTGGTGGACTACGCGCACATCACGCCTGACGCATGGACGGTGCAGAGTGCGAGCGATCCCGAGAGCCGCTACACCGTCGTGAGCAACGGCACGACCACGTGCACCTGTGCGGATTACGTGCAGCGCCAGCATCTCTGCAAGCATGGGTATGCCGTGTTGCTCACGCGGGCACTGCGCCGCGAGGTGCACAAGCCACGGTGTCGGCAGGCATACCACTGGTACTTGGGCGAGGGCTACGCCATGGAGCGCGGCAGCGGCATGGTCGAGTGGCGGGCCAGCGGCACGGCGCACGGGATCATCTGTACGCACGCTGATGTGACGCTGGGAGCCGTCGAGGCGCCCGGTGTCTGGCGCTAACGATACGCACGGGCGGGGCTGTGTCCCCCGCCCAGGAAAGGAGACGACGATGACCGCTGAGGAGATTCGCCATGCCGCCATGGCCCGCCGCACGGCGCTGGGGCTCAAGCTGCGGCTGCTCACGCCCGACGGCGAGACGACCCTGTATCCCAAAGATCACGCCACGAAAGCCCGCTGGCTGGCGGCGGCCCGCCGGAAGGGTTCAACCGTGCTGGAGGCGTAAGCATGGCCAGAGTGCTGGTAGCCTGTGAATTTACGGGCATTGTGAGACAGGCGTTTGCCGTCCGTGGGCACGATGTCTGGTCCTGTAATCTGCTGCCCAGCGAACAGCCAGGGCAGCATATCCAGGGCGATGTGCTGGCGGTGCTCGGGGAGGGCTGGGATATCATGCTCGCCTTCCCGCCTTGTACGCATCTGGCGACGTCGGGCGCCCGCTGGTTTGCAAGGAAGCGACCACAGCAAGAAGCGGCGCTTGACTTTGTCCGACAGTTGCTTGAGGCCCCAATTCCACGCATCTGCCTGGAAAATCCGCTGGGCGTGATCAGTTCGCGGATTCGGCCCGCCGATCAACTGATTGAACCGTGGGAATATGGCCATCAGGAGATGAAACGGACCTGCCTGTGGCTGAAGAATCTCCCCTATTTACAGCCGACCTGCCTGGTCTGGCCACGGGAGCAAAAGGTATGGCACAACACGAAGGGGGAACGACGCCGA